CAACCGCCAACCACCAAAAGTCTTTTCAAAATAAGGATACCATTTTTTCTGATTAGTATCATTAAAATCAGCTTTCCAATTTCCATTTAATAATTTTTCAATATTCTTTATTTTGTGAAAAGCTAACATTTTCTTGATTTGATCTTCTGGTAAAAATCTAAAATCATCTTCTCTTAAAAGTTCTCTCTCAAGCTTAATATGAACATCAGCATAATTTTTAATTTCCTTTAAATTCATAATACTTATTTTTAAGATTAATACTATTACAATGGTCTAACCAGCCTTTATAAGAAGCTTTTGATCTCCAATTATTGTTATATTTAATCATTTTAATAAAATTCTTTTTAATATTTTTTCTAAGCAATACATGAGTATGGTAACACTTATATCCAACAAAATCTATTCCTCTTGATTCAACTGGAAATATTTGATAGTTAGATAATTGTAATTTTAAATTAATCTCTAAATATTCAATTATTTTATATAAAATAACTCTTAATTCTTCCTTATTACTTCCTAATATAACAAGATCATCACAATATCTAAAATAGTACTTAATTTTTAATCTTTCTTTAACCCAATGATCAAAATAAGTTAAATAAAAGTTAGCCATATATTGACTGAGGTAGTTTCCAATAGGTTGTCCATTAGCACTGTCAATTATTTCAAATAACAAATCTAATACGTTTTTATCTTTAAATTTCTTCTTTAATAGAATTTTTAATATTTTATTATCAATTGAAGGATAAAACTTCTTTATATCTAATTTGAGACAATATTTAGTATTATTAACATCCTTTAAAGCTCTCTTTAGATTATATAAACACTTGTGAATACCTCTTTTCTTTATACAAGAATAAGTATCTATTATAAAACACTTAACAAATATAGGTTCTAATATGTTCATCAGGCTGTGGTGAACAATTCTGTCTGGATAATAGGGAAGTTGAAATATTTCTCTTTCTTTACCTTCAAATATCTTGTAAATATGATATTCTGATGTTTTAAACTCTTTATTAATTAAAATATGATGTAAATTTATAAGATTATCTTGTTTATTTTTATCAAATTCCTTTACATCATATTTTTTAGTCTTTCCTTTTCTAGCCTTTTTCTCAGCTAAAATTAAATTATCTATACTACATATTTTATCAAATAGATAACCTTTTCTTTTCATATTACTTATTAATAAATTGTTATTCCACAATTAAGGTACTAAACAATTTTTTAATTACATTGATTTTTTGGCAATAGCCACAGTTAACAAAATTGGAGCATATAATAAGTGAAGCTCAATAGAAGTATTCAGATTGTTGTTCCAATTGTTGAAGTTCACTTCAATAGAACTACTAGAAAATCTATTTGTTTAACTTTACTATTATTTAAGCTTTTATTCCCCAGAAATCTTCAAAATAAGATTGAAAATTCTCATAAGCTTTTCTACTTAAATTATCTGATTTGTAGTAAAGCCCAACAGAAGCACTCAGAGCGTAGCTCCAACTGCTGAAGCGCACCGCAATAGAACCACCAGAAAAATATAAATATGGTAAATACTTATTTTCATTAGTATTCTTCCAATTTAATATAACACCTTCATTATATACTTCTGCTATTTTAGGTAAAATATTACAAGCATTTAAATATCTTTCATGTTTATCTCTAGTATTTTTAGAATAAAGAAACAAATCATCTTCATCTATTCCTAAATACTCACAAAGACTATCAATATCATACACCTTATCAGTAATATCCTGATTAAAATAGTCTTTCCCAAATGTATCTTCTAATATTTGTTTAAATTCATTTGAAGCAGTCTTATATAATTTAAGAGCCTCTTTTTCATCAATTTTAAGTGTCTTCATGTCAATAGTTTTTGTTTAATTTCATTATCAAATTGTTCAATAGCCCAATTTACCATTTCTACAGCCTTACCATCTACCCAATCTCCCTCATCAATTCTGGCATATATAAGATCAGCTTTAATCTGTATAACTCCTTTATCTTGAGGTTCTATGTATAATTTACCTTCTTTATCTTCAAATACATCACATTTTTCAACTACACCATTTTTACCATTATATTCTACATAAACAAGCCAACTATTTTCACCCCATTCCTTGTGTGATATAATTTTAGCTCCAATTCCTTCTATTAGTTCTAAATGTTTCATTTCTTATCTAAATATTCTTGTTGAACTGGATGAAACTTTTGATTACCATTAACATCTCTTCCAAATGGAAATCTGGTAAATCCTTTTAAATAAGCTTTTAAATGTTTATTATAAAATCTTCTTTCAGCTTTAAATTTATTCCAAGCAAGAGTGTTCTCTTCTTTATTATCTGTTTTAATAGGACTAATAGGTTCTTCTGCTAAAAACTTCCTAAATGGTTTCTTTATTTCTTTCTTGCTCATATATTTCTTTTAATTTATTTTGTACTCTTGATTCTACTCCTTCTGGTAGATTATTTGCGTAAAATCTAAAACTGTTAAATTTAGACTTAATTTGACTATATTTAAATCCTGGAATTTTAATAAATTCTTGAAATTCCTTATCAAGAAACTCAATAGCTTCTTTATTATCCAAAGCAAGTCCATAATGACCTTCTTCTAAATAATCTTTATATTTTTCATTAAATTCATTTGCTGTCATATCCCATTATTTATTTTTCAGCTAATCTATATTCCAATTCTTCTTTAAACAATTGTTCATAAAAATTATTATTTCTACTATATCCACCATCTAATATAGCTTTAATATGTTCTGTATTAAGATCTTTAATGAGCCTCCATTCTGTCTTTGGAAGTCTATTCATATCTTTATCATAATTAACACCCCATCTTAGATTAGATCTTCTAGTTTCATGTTCTCCATCATCCATAATAGAAAGATCAGTAATATCTTTAGACTCACCTATTCTACGTAAATATTCTGTTCCCCCATCTACTCCAACTTTACCACAAGAACACATATTAAAATCATGTCTATTAGTAGATATTAATACATCATTACAACTATTACACTTAATACTATTTAATAATATTCTTTCTTCCATTTTTAATTATTTTAAATAAAAAAACCAGACGACTTTAGCCATCTGGATTAGTATAATCAGAGTTTTAATTCCATTATACGGCTACCTGAAATTAGTGTTAACTCCTATTCAGGGGACTTAGGCTTTTGAACCTGATCTACAGAAGTTTCCTAGTACAATATTAGGCTAGTTTTGTTGGTACTTGCTTATCCCACAATGATTATCCTCTCAGGTTCTTATGGATCTGGATAATTCCCACTTTTCAAGGCTTATCAATGATTGCAATTAGAGGTACTAGCTTTATTAATGTGTATTGCAGCTTGTCAATTCCTGCATCTCTCACTTACTGGACATGTGAGGCTCTATTAGTGGTCCTGACACTTTTTTCATTGGCTTCACCCAATGGACATTTAAGCTAAATACACAATAATTTATAAATTGTTAAATCTATTATTATTCATAATATCTCTACAAAAAGACAATAATTCTTTAATTGTAGCATTATTTTTCATAACATTTACCTTCTTTTGACATAATACAATATTATTTTTAAGATAACCTATGGAACTATCAACTCTATCAATAGATACCGAATTTTCAAACCCTATATGAAATTTCATTGGTCTATTTGTATAATAACATAAACCTTTTTGAGATTCCCATAATAATTTCAAATCTTCAATATTAATATTAAATTCTTTATAGTTTCTTTTAGCATTACCTTTAGCTATTTTCAATAAAGTTTCTAAAGGTTTAATTCTTTTATATTTTTCTCTATAAACTTTACTAACAGCTAACTCATTTTTAGTCATTTCTTGTAATTGTCTAGCATGTTTATTATAACAAACTCTACACTTACCTCTCCAACCATTTTCAGTCTCTCTTCTAAGAAAATTATCTGTATTTAACTCTTTGATTAATCTACATTCTCTGCATTTTCTAAAAATTTTATTACCTTCAATGATAGTAGTAATACCTCTACTAATAGTTTCCATTTACAAAGGCATTATTTTAACAAATGGTGTAGTTCCTTTATCTAAAATTATTCCACATCCTATAATGGGTTTCTTTGGAAATGGTTTAGCATAATCAAAAGCATATTTATCTCTATCAAAAGCTGCACCTACTTGTAATCCAAAGATTGCATCTTTTTCACTTACACTCCATTGAACAAATGTTTTAGAATGTAAATGTCCTTGACAAGTTGATTGTCTACTATCTACAGCTCTTTTAAAAGCATCTCCTGTAGATCCATGTATATATTTAATTCCATCTTTAACATATTCATGAACAAACTTCCAGGTTTTAGGAGCATCTAATACATCTCCAAAATCTCTAAGAAAATGTTGAGATAATCCTGCTGTCTTAGCTTTTCTGCTAATTAACATATCATGGTTGCCTAGTAAACATATAGCTTCAGGATACATTTTAAATACTTTATTTAATTGCTTCTTAGCTGCTTCTAACTCATCTTTAACTCCTAGTCCATCAGGATCATGCTCATGATAACTCCAGGCTCCTGAATCAATTATATCTCCTGAAAATATAACTGTTCCACAATTATATTTAATTTGTTGCTCTTTAGTCCATTCTAAATATCCTTCTAACATCCAAGGAGTATGTAAATCAGCTAAAAATATAACATTATCTTTATTTAGTTGATTAAAAGCAACATCTTTAGGATTATATTGTAATGGTCTAAAGTTTCTAATTTGAGCTTTAATTTTAATAATTGTATCAATTGAACATCCAAACTTCTCTGTAAGATAGAGATTTCCCTTCTTCAGATAACCTGGATTATTTTCTAAAAACTCTTTTATTTTTTGTTTATTCACTATATATTATAGTTTATTTATTTCTTCATTATGAATTAAGCCCATTAAATTAAAAGCAGCCTGTCCTAAATGATCTTCTTCTTTATTATGAGAAGAATATCCTTTAGATATTGACTGTTTATAGGCTAATATATGTCTTTCCAGAGAAGCCAAATAAGACTCATTTGGTATCCCTAGTTCCCAATTTCTTGCTCCATGTTTAGCTGCACCTTTTGCAAGGACATAAGCTAACCTTTCCATAAAATAAGGACATATAAGATCAGGTCTAGATTTACTAGATTTATCCTCTCTTAATGCACCAGATTTAAATACTTGTGGCTTATTGCCATCATTCTTTTTTACTTTGTTCACTATAATATTTTTCTATAAATTGTCTATTCTCTAAACAAATAGATTCATAATCATCTTTTAACTTATATTTCCATTTATATTCTTCACTATCAGGATTATATAGATGTACTTTTCTTTCTAGTCCATTAATTAAACCCTCTTTAGTTGTATATCCTATTCCACCATTTATTGATTTAGTTGGAATTATATAAACTGTATATATTTTATTATCTTCTAAATTGAGCATGATCCACCAGCACAAGCTGCCTCCTGACTATGTTCTGTATTATCATCTATTTCAACCACTTTAGTAAGATCTAAAGCTGTAAGATGTTTCATTAATTCTTCATATTCTTCTTTAGTACAATCTGTAAATGGAGCTTGAATATAACTTCCATTATCTTTAGGTAGTACACTTAATCCATTAAATGTATTTTTATTATTCCACATCCATTCACCTACTACTTCCCATTCATCTAATGGATTACTATAAGAATCTTCTGTTTGATATTCTTTAGATTTATCAATAGATATGGTAGCACTTACATTATTAGTATTAATACCCTTTTTATGACCTTCTCTAACCCATTCAATATTAAACTTCTTAGTTCTTTCTAATAAATCTAAAGCACTCTCATCTCTAAGAATAGATCCTTTTGGAGCCATTTGAGGAATACATATAATAGCTGTATCATGAGTTCTCATTTTATCATCTTCTATTAATTCAGGATGATTAATTACTAAATAAGTATAAAGAGGATCATTCTTCATAATCCTAATTCTTCTAATGTAATAATCATTGTGCCAAGCATGTATTCCTGAACTTGTTCCAAGAACACAAGATGTTGTACCACTTGGTTTGATAGTTGTACATCTAGCTGCTCCATTAATATTTATAAATTTAGATACCATACTATTAACTATTTTACAATGATTAGCAGCTTCTTTTAAATCCATATTTAATACTTTACTAGAAGCTATACCAGTCATTCCTACCCCTATTAAAGTATCTTTCTCTGTTGTAGATCTCCAAATAGGTCTAAGATAATGAAAGTCTGTAAAACCAGCTTGTAATGTACCAAAAAAACTAGCTACATGAACTCTTTTATTTAAGTCAGTCTGATCTGTTATATCAGATACATTCACTTCACATAAATTACAAAATTGAAATGGTCTTAAAGCTATTTCACAACAAGGATTAGTTCCCCAATCTTTATCATTAGTAAAATATATACCAGGTTCTCCAGCATTAGACATTTCTATCTTATTCCAAAGTTCTAAAAATTCATCTTTCTTCACTTTATTTCTAAGAATAACAGCTGAATTATTAGCTCTACCAAAACATTCATCTTGTTCCCACCAATTTCCATATTTACATTCTGTCATTTCTACATCATCAAAGCTGAATAAAGCTATCATAGCTGATCTCCTTATTCCTCCAGATAAAACACTGTTAGCTATATGACACATTATTCTATGAACATCTATAGATTTTAGTTTATCACCATTCTCATACTTCTCAAATACACCTTCTATTTTAGCTAACACTTCTCTAAGAGGAGCTGGACCAGGAGCTTTTCCTCCAGCTGTTACTAATCTAGCCCCCTTCTGTCTAATGTCTGTAAAATCAAATCTGGGTTTATATCTGGTTATACCAAAATATGATTTAACTAAAGCTTTAATAGCATCAGCCCATCCCTCAAGACTATCACCTATAAGATATTTCTTTTCTTTAGAAGGTTTTAATATCTCAGGAAGTTTTTCAATATGATGAAATTGTACAGAATAACCAATTCCTGTACCTCCTAATAGAAGAAACATAGCTTCACTGAAAGCTCTATAATCATCTACAGGAAAATAAGCACAATTATAAAGTCTACTATTATTCTTTTTAATAGCAGGACCAGCAAATTGCATAGCTCTCATACTTGGTAGCACCTTCTTATCTCTAATAAATAACATATTTTCAGTTATTTCTTTAGATAAAGAAGAATATTTTTCTATCATCATATTTTGATATCTATCACAAATTTCATCCCAGGTTTCTCTTCTATTTAATTCTGGAATATATTTTGCATATTTATTAAATATTGTTATCTGTGATAAAATCTCATTGTTTAACTCCATAAATTTCTTGTAATTGCTTTAAATTTTTATATTGTTCTATTTCTAAATTTGGTTTATCCATCACCTCTGTTAATTCTGAAACAGGTACATCTACACCTAAAAAACTAATTAATAGTTTTTTCTTTTCATCAGTGGGATAAATAGAATCATAAATAGTTGATTTATGATCTGTTGAACTTCCCTCACCATAATATTTAACTAATTTCCTTTTTAATACATCACTAAATTTTGAATAAGCTCCTTTTTTAAATTTATTTAAATCAGAAAGCCATCCTTTAGTAAGATCAAAAGTCAAAATAATCTCCTTATCCTCATTATCTGTATAAGATTCTGAGAACAAAGAATCATTTGTAAGTCTATAGATTAAAGCTGTGAGAGGTTCAAATTCAGAATCCTCATTATTCAATATAACGATTAATTCTGACATTTCCAAATCTAAATGACAATTAATTAAAAATTGTTTACCAGCATACAAAAAATCTTTATAATAAACATCCAATATAGGTAGTAAAAACAATGTTGTTTTAGTATATTTTCCTCCCATATTGAGATGTTCCTTGTTATCTTCACTCCATTTACTCCTTAAATTCATCTATTAAATTACTAGTTTTGAACTCATTAGGTTCAGGTATAGTAAAACCTTCCCAAGAATTTACAATCTTGAGGCATTTATAATTTTTATAAAACTCTTCAATTCCTAATTCTTCTCCAAAATAATCAACATAAGCTTCTAATACCAAAGAACTTCTAGATCTATTAAAATTATCTGAATTATTAAATAACTTTTCAGCCCATTTAACACCTTTACCTGGAATTCCTTTGATTCCATCTGAACTATCTCCTGTAATCATACTGGTCCAGAAGTATATTTCAGCTTGTTCTCTAGAAGTGTCTATCCATTTATCCTTACCAGGATTATAATGTATTCCTTCTAACATAAGAAGATCCTTATCATTAGATACTATAAAATAAATATCAAATGATAATCCATCTAAAATAAGACAATCATTATTAGTCTTAATAATATTAACTATATCATCAGCTTCTAAACCAGAATGTGAAATAGCTTTATATTTCTCTATTATATAATCTCTTACTTCAGTAAAATATAAAGGCTTCTCTAATTTCTTTCTATTAGCTTTATATTCTGGAAAAATAGAATATCTAAATCCCCTACCCATTGTAAGAGCACAAATATAATGTGTAGCCTTTGTACTTAATAATATAGCAGTTATACATTCATCTACTTGCTGTTTACATTCATCTAATGTCTTAATATGATCACTATCTTTCTTATTATGACATACTAAGTACATTAGATAATCAGCATCTATAAGCGCACATCTATTTCCCATTATCTTTAATTAATTTTTTATTAGCTAAATAAAGATCAGTCTTCTTTTTATGACATCCATCTTTACATAGTATCTGTAAACCTTCCACCTCACAAAACAATCTTTCTACAAATACAGGAAGATCTTCTGCACAACTAAGAGAACCACATTCTACAATATGATCAACAGCTATTTCCTTATCACTAAACCAATTCTTACATTCAGCACATTGATATTCCCACTTCTGTCTTCTATTAGAACCTCTATATTTCCTTCTAGCTAATCTTTTAGCTTCAGATATAGGCTTAAACCATCTGCTCTTCTGTCTCAAAGCAGATCTAATAAAACTCCAAAAAGCTGCTTCAGTCATTGTTCCATGATTTCTTGTTTTAGGAACTTTAACTTTAGGAATTTTAGTCATGTTTGTTATACACCTGGTTGTTTAGAAATATATTTAACTCAAGTCTAAATCTATCAATATATTTCATTAATTGATCATATTCATTTCTAATAAAATTTACATAAAATGCTGTAAACTTTGGTACTCTACCTGCAAACTGTAGATTAAAAGCGTCTACTTCTCCTGAATTACCATCAAAATGGAATTCCACTCCTAAATTACTTAACACTGTTGCTTTAGCATTCTCATCAGCTACATAATACACATTAGCTGTTGGAATACTATATAAAACTTTTATATCATTCACTGTAGCAGCTTGTTCAAAATCATTCTGATCAAGCTCTGTAACAATATAATATATTTTATTCAATCTTTCATCCTTGTGAACTGATCTTAGAAACTCTCTAAAATCATATCTATCCCAAATTCCCTTGGGGTCCACTGAAATCTTTGCTGTTAATACACTCATTTATATATTTTTTAGTATAATCTATTCCTTTTAATTTAATAAGATCTGCCACATCTTTAGCCTGTTGTATGTAAAACCAATTTAAATTGTGTTTTTTAGCAAATTCTTCTCCAAATTTAACTCCTGTAACATCAAAATCATAGTTTAATATGATTTTAGTAAATCTATTTTTCAATTGACTCATAATATCATCATTAATATTTGTAGATTCTGATTGTGGAGCTATTGCACTGATTTCTAATGAATTATAACAAATAACATCCTTTAAACTCTTGGTAATCAACAATATATCTCCATTCTCTGGTAACTGATTGATTCCCTGTATAATAGACTTATTAGTATTACTGAACCATCTATAATTATCTTCTAATGGCCTGTATATCTTATACTTACCTTCTCCAAAATCATAACAATATATAGGACTTGTTATTCTATCATCATATCTACAACTGTTAACAAAGACATATTTACATGGTTTAACATTATATTTATCAAGCAATTCAAATGAAATCCCATAAGAATTCCAATATTCATAATCCTGTGATCTCCAAGACCTATATACAGGCTCTATTACTGTATTAGCTTGCTTATAGGACACTCTCTCATGAATTACAGGCAAACCCTCAACAGCCCTCTTTTTAACGCTAATCAAGCCAAAATCATTAGCTATTATTCTCAAACTCTCATGAAATGTACAATTAAACCTCTTTTGTACATATCCAAAACAATCTACAGAATCACCTGTAGCAAAATCCTTATAAAATAGCTTATTTTGATATGATTGAATACAACAACTAGGACTTCTATCCTTTCTTAATTCAGATTTAAATACTTTATTAACTTCTATAAAAGAGGAGCAATAAAACTTGAATATATCATATTCTGAAATTTTAAGTAGAATTGAATCTGTTGTTATAGGTATTAATAAAACATCTGAAAAATCATACATAATGTATTATACAAAATGTATAATTATAATAGGCTGATCAGCTGTCATTTAACTTAAACTCTAGACTATAAGCACCTATTATAACTATATTTTTATTTAGAATGGAAGATCATTTGCTACAGCAGTCTTTGCTGTAGTTGTTGTTCCAGAATTATTATAAAACTGATCTGTTTCATCCTTACTTATCATTGTATTGACATCTGTGTCTGCTGCTGTTACAGGAAGAATGTTATTCCTTCCTTGAGCAAACATAGTTTTTAGAAATTTGTTACCATCTTTCTTAGTCTGTATTTTACCCCAGAAACCAAGCTTAAATGGCTTTCCAACAGCTGTGGACAATTTAGCAGCCAAGTCTTCTTCTGAAGTTGCTGTTTGAAGAAATGCTTTAGCCTCTTCTTCTGTCTTTCCTGTTACTACAAGAAATTTAACAAAATCTGTCTTAGACACATTAAATGAACTGGTTTGTTTACCAGGTTTAACTTCTGTATTAATGAAAAAATCATTAATAGCAATAGCTCCTGTAGTATCAGCTACTGTCACCTTAATAAAAGGTTCTCCATGTGTTGTACTTCCTTTCTCACAAGAAACCATCTTTACTGTTCTCACTCTATCAGCAATCCTTGCATCACCAGTTTTACTAGCTAATTTAATATAATTAACTTTTTCACTACCATCAGCATTTGTTGCTTTCTTATTCAAATCTACATCATCAAAATTGAAATCCATCTTCATTTTTATTTAATTGTTATTTATTACTACTACTATTTATTTACTTACTATTTTAATCTACAAAAACTTTATCCCAATGAGTGACAAACTTTCCTTTATCATTCACTTCACTAATTATTATCTCCTGATTCTTTAAATGTCCAGGTCTGGCTCCACAAATAACATCATCATTTGTTTTAAATGACAATATATTCTCATTGTGTTTTGATCTAAAAAGAAGTCCTATAGCATCAACATTAGCTGATAACATAGACTTAATTTTACCTGTTAAATCAACCTCAACTGCCTGTACTTCCTTACCATTTTTCTCAATAAATTTAGCTTTTAAATGACCTAAATATATTGTTCTTTCAGCAAGAGTTTCTATATAATCTGTTAATTTGAAGAAAGCCTCTCTTAAATAACCATATCCAGCACCATTAGGAAGGGTTCTTACATCTGTTCCATCATAATTCTTACCTATTGGTGTAGACTTATAAAGCTTTAAAGCTAATGGTAATGCAATATCTTCCAATCTTGTCACTGTATCAACAATCATATATTTATATGGCTTACCCTGCTTCTTAATCTCTTCACCAACTTCTCTCAATCTTTCAAAACTATCAATCTTAATCTTCACAGCATCCAGAAAATCTGATCCATCTTCAAGATCTAATAACAAAGAATCAGGAAGTTCAGCTAATAAGCTTGTTTTTCCTGTCTTTGGTTTAGAGAAGATTAACATCCTCTTTGGACTCTTACTTGTTGCACTAATCTTCTTTTTAGGAAGTATTACTTGTTCTTCACTCATTTTTAATCTATATCAAATTTAATTCTATATTCATCACTTTTTAATTCTCTAAAATAATTAGCAGCTCCCTCAAAATAAAGATCTAGATTTGTACTAGATCCTCTTCTATTAAATATAACAGATAATTCTCTATAATTATCTTTCAATTGAGTTATATCATATCCCTCATAAGTCTTTATTTTATACCTATTAGGAGCAAATAATCCAATTAAAAGATCAGCATCTCTACCTGTAAGTTTATTATCACCAAGATCATCAGCACTAGGTCTAAGAGAATCTATAATTAGCTTACCACCCATTAAATTAAACTTTTTAGCCTCACTTGAAGCACTTTGTTGTTGAATATTAACCACTGTATATTTAAAATTATCTCTCATTTTAAGACAATAATCAGAACTATATCTACCCATTGCTGCATGTAAATCTTCTCCTTTTTCAGGTGTTAAAAGACTAATATGATCAGTTATAACTATAACTTGTTCATTAGGATCATTAGGTATATAATAATCATATAATCCAGTTTTTTCTATATCCACTTCAACCCCATTATTTAAGAAAAATTTACCATTATTTCTTGCATAATCTCTAATTTCTTTATAAATACCAAAAGGATTTCTAATTTTATCAATAAAAGTAACTACTTCTTCAACTTTAGTAAAATAATCTTTGTATTCATCTATTAATTTCTCTACTCTATCTTCTAGAATGTATCCATTGAAATATGATCTTAAATTATCTGTAGATACTATATATTGTTTATCATTATATATTTTATTACTAATCATTTGTAATATTTTATCTTCTTTAGACATTTCTAATGAAAAATAGAATATTTTCAATTTAAGATTTCCTTTATTAGCTTCACTAAATATATAATTTAAAGGTTCATATAGAAATAAATAATCAGCAATCTGAGTTTTACCTACTTTACTATTTGCTGTAACTATAATATATCTACCTTTTTGTACACCAGGTATCACTGTAGATAATTTAGGTAAATTTAACCAGGGAATAGCTATATCTTTACCTTCCAATCTGATTTTCTTATTACTTTTTAATTCTTCTACAACTCTTATATATATCATAATCTGTCTTCTTTATATTCTTTAATAGTTGGTTTACCAATACTATTTTTTAAATCAGCACACCAACCATCTAACATACTCATACCATCTTTAGAAATAAAATATGGAGCTAATTTACAATACTCATATCCTTTAATTCTTACACTATCAAGATATTTCTTTGTAGCTCCTATTATAATTCCTTTTGTATATTCAGGATGATCCTTACAAAACTTTTCCATCTTTTTAAGACAGGCATTCTTATCTGTTCTTAAATAAAATCCACCTGATTTGACACCTTTAGGCCATAAATCAAACCATTGATCAATCCATTCATCAGGACCACCTGTTTGTTCTGGAAAAAGTGCAATTCCTTTCTGTAAAAGAGACATTGTTGATAAAAAATACTTACCATCTTCTGTCTTCTCTGCTTTAATGTATTCTTGTTGTACTAATTCATCTAAAGAATCAGTGGAAATCTTATAACATTTTCTGGTGTAATCCAATAATAAATCTTCCTTTCCATATCTCAAACACCATAATAACATATAAGACTCCACTGACATCTTTAGCCCCATTAACACATCAACATCCACTTGAAATTTATTCATTATTCTAAATTATGATTAAAAACACCTAAATAATAATTGAAAGCACATTCATAAGCATTGTGCATTAAATGTAAAGCCATCATAGTATTAGGTCTTCTTATTTCAACTTCTCTCTTCTTCTTATCAAATATATATCTCTCTATAACAGACAATTGTTCTCTATCTGTCATTTCAGACTTTCTAAGAAGATATTTTAACTCTTTATCATCTAACATTATTCCATTATATTTCTTAACATAAATTGTATATCCAGCTGATCCTCTTCTAAAATAGGTTCATACACCTTAGATATATCATTCTCACTAACATCTATTTCAAACTCCTTCAATAAATCCTCTTTTAATTCTTTATAATTAGAATATATTTTCTTTTTTTGCTCCTGTAGCATAAAAATATACATCTCTATTTCTGAACTTATTGTTATTGTTTTTATCATAGATCAGAGTTTAAATCTTCGTTAAATGATTCTTTTTTATCTTGTTGATGATATCCCCAATCAGATTCTGATAGTTCACCAGATCCCATACAAAGAGGACATTCTTCACCAGTATTATATTCCTCCAGGAAAGTCCAATCAAATATGATTTTAGTTCCTGTACCATGACAATCTGGACATTTTATTGCTTTGGTTGGATCTTCCATATACAAATTCTTTGTGTTAATTTATAATATTCTCCATAAGCATTATGCACCCATGAATACCACATGATATACACTCCATTTGATTGATATTCAAGATGTACACCTCTTGTATGTATAAAATTAATTATATGAAAAATCAATAATATACAAAGAATAATAATCACTATTGTATTCATATGTCTAAATTTATAATGATTTTATCATTTCTGTTTAATAATGTAGCAATAGACTCTGCTAATGCTTCATCATTCTGATAATAGTTTGGAACTATACATATTCTCTTTGGTTTATTCTTACCATCAGTTAATATTACACTCCATTCAGATCCTCTTTCTATATATTCTGTTTTATATTCAGGTTTTTGCATACTAAGCAATTGTTAATGTTTGTGAATTAATACCTGTTTTAACACTATTAAAACTAAATTTAGGTTTTTCTACTATTCTATGCTTCAATTTCTCAGCAGTAATAAACTTTTTACCTATTTCTTCTAACCAATTATTTCTGGAAACTACCGTTTTAAAAGATGGTTCTTTAAAATGAAAATATATTCCATCTAATTCAGCTCTGGTTTTCTTCATAATAGAAATTCCTTGGGCTGTTATTTCTGGAAATATTCTTTCTTTAAAAGATTTTCTTAAAGATTGTTTTGGATAAGCTGGTGTATCTAATTCATCTAACACCCATCCTTCCACTACACCATCTGGAATAGAAATATCCATTAATAAATTAGCTTTTACAAATGGAATATTCTCTTTCTTCACCATTAAACAAATTAAAGGTTTTCTGATATTTCCATCTAATTCAGCTATCCATCCCCAATTTGCTTCAAAATAAGTGTCTACAAAATTATATTTTCTCATATAACCAAACGCACCTTTTTTAAAAGAATTAGTTATTCTATCCCAATAATCAGTATCTCTATTATAATAATTAGGAACAGAAAAATCCAAATTTGTATCAAATATCCAGAAATCAACAGCAGACTTATACCTATTTAACTCCCTTTTTATAGTACTAACTATAGAATTTCTAATGAAAAATAATTTTTTAAAAATATAAACTTGAAATTGATTTAACATTACATCTTTAAATTTAATATTAATTTTTTTTATTGAATTAATATTAGAATCCTCTGGAATAGGTTCATATTTCATTGGATTAAATTTATAATCAACACTCCAAAATATACCAGAATTTCTACAATTATTTAAAACAGTAAAAAGAGGAACATACTCAGAAGATTTCTTTAGAGGTGTACTGGATATATTACCTCTCTCAAGATTATTAATATAATTTGGTTTATTTACATTCATTTTACATCAAAATTTAATAATGGAAGTTCATATGTAATTGAAAAGGGAACATCCCTGAGATCACATTTATTCTTCACATTTGTTATAAAATTATTAAAACCAGAAATCATTAAAGAAGCTATAAGAGCACCACAATGACTTGTAGCCTTGTAGCTACAATCTTCCAATTGCACTTCACTATCCTCAAATAATGTAGCTCTATAAGCTTCTATTCTATCATTTGTAACAAAATAGATTTGTCCTATTTCCGCAAGCATTCTTCCATCAACAAATAAGGCTTCTTTATCATCCTTAAACTCTTCAGCCCATTTTTCAAACATGAGTTTTCTGGCAGCCATATTATCAAAAGCAGAAAATACATATTTATTAGTCATAGATTCTTCATCATATTTACCACATATTTCTACTTGAGAATGTCCACAAGAATTAAGTATATTATTCTTCATTGCTTGAGCTTTAGTTTCTCCTATTTGATCTACACCATATAATTGACCAGCTAAATTAACTTCATCTACTACATCATAATCAAATAAATATATATTTGCTTCCTGTCTGGCTAGGAATAAGCTCAACCAACTCATGGTTTTCTAAAGGTTTCCCTAAAGCATGGAGTACATTTTCTACCTAAATTTAATAGGTAGGAAGTCCCTTCTAAGAGTTTATTCTCAATTAAGAGGTTCACTCATACTCTCTACACTACTACAATATATTACTATTTATAGTTAGCTCGGTATTACCATAGTCAGACTGACTTTAGGATTCACCGATAGTCTTAAATAAGACTCTCACAATTAGTTTGTGATTTGGACCTCTCCACTGTTAATATTACTAATAACAGGGGCAGATGTTGTACATCTGGTATTACAATCTTTACAATAAAGTCTTGTTTTATTATTTCTAATACCCATAAAAATAGTATTAAAAGAATCACAATTTAAACATTGTAATCTCTCTTTTTTATCATAAAAAATCTCAGTATTAAGTAAATCATATTTTCTTTTCATAAAAATAGTTGCATCCTTATAGATAAAATCTGCAAATTTCTTTGATTGTTTATATGAACTACAATATATTTTATAATAATCCATTGTTCTTAATCCTGTTCCCTTAAAAGAACATTGTATGTTAAAATTAATGTTATTATTATATAATATTTTTAATAATTGAGTAATAAATCCATATGAAGTACATCCTAGTTCTACTTTAATATTAAATAGTTTTTGTTTATATACACTACCATCTCCATCAAAAAATCCTCTAATAAAATGAGAAATTAATGAAGAATGAATATTGGGTATAACTATTTTATCCTTATTTAAAGAAGATTTTATTGGATAAACTCCATTTGAAATTAAGTCTTTCTTTAGTTCTTTTGAAGTACAATCTAATTTAGTTGCATTTTTATGAGAACTTCTTAACTTAAAGAATTTAAATTTTTTATTTAATATTTTTAACAAGTTTAAATCGTTATTATGTAACACAATTGAACAATTGTTATTTGTATTACATACACAACCATCTGAATAAAACAAACCCAGAAGATACGCTTTATCTTCTGTATCTATTGTTTTTAATTGATTTTTATACATTTTATGATATTTATTGATTTATACCATACAATATACACAAAATAATTGTAATATCCTAATTTTTAACACTTTTTCTACCAATTCCTCCAGCACCACCCACAAATACATCAATACCTGGACTATACCAGGGAGCACCACTAAATCTAACAGTTTTATTGTTAATTTTAGCTTTCTTTTTCTTTATTTCTGTAACCTGTTCCATGATTGTTCATTTACTATGAAATCTTGTTCTTCTTCAACTATATAAAGATCTAATAATTCTATAATATCTTGAGCTATATTATAAGCTGCTGAATATTTTCTTAATTCTGAACAACAAGCAATTGCTAATTTTTCAACTTCAGCATCTGTAACAGAGGTCCAATCTTTATCAAATACATTTCCATAAACAGCTTTGATATCTCTATCAATATCATTTAACCATCCATCTAACACCTTACCTCTTGTTGTCTTATTAACTTCTTTAAGAACATCAGAAAGCCTATCCTCACATGTATAATCTCTTGAAAGCCATTTAACTAAAAATGTCTTCACTTTAAGACTATCAAGATCATTGTGAATTGAATGATCATTTGTTGTTATAGGCTTAGGATGTTTTTTATATTTATCATACATCCACTCATAATAATCATCTCCATAATTATATCCATCCCATCCAAACATATTAGTTTGTTTAAAACCTATAGAAGATTTTGGATAATTAACATGAGAATGTTTATACACTTTTGGTTTAGTTATTTCATCTATTCTGGATTTAAAGAAATCATCCTGTTCAAATTCTATATTACAATCTAAAAGAACTAAAACCTTCTCTGTACTATCTTTCTCATCTTCTGATATAAGATTAATCTTATCTACACCAGTTGATCCATTAAAAGTAATAAAATCCTCTGATTTAGAACTTTTAATTGTTCTTTCTGCCACTAAAGCTATTTTAGCACAAAATTTACTTTTATGATTTACAATAAGACTTAAATAATAATTATGTCCTCCTGCATTATCATGAAGTTCTGCCATATCTGTTCCTGAGAAAAAACACTCCATGTTGTGATGTGAATGGCAGTGTGCCCATTTAATCTTCTTAGTTACAGTAGGATCACATTCTGGATGTACATCATAAAAATCAATCACCTTCTCATCTAATGTGTATTCTGTATAAGTTCCTGTTCCAACATCACATGGAAATACATGTAAAGCTTTAATAACAAGCTTATCTGGATCATTAATATTTCCCTCCATTATCTTATAAAATACAGGACCACTCCACTCTACATCACCAATTCTTGCATGTAAACACATTATTTCTGATTGTAATTCTTTAGAAATAATCAATTTAGGCTTATTTGATAATGTTAATTCTGTTAATTTAGACATTTGTTTCTGATATTATATATTCATTAATCTGTTTAGTCAATAATTTAGCTATTCCTTGTGTAAGACTTGGATAGGGAGCTTTTACAGCATTTTTATTATCATCTGTAGATGGTATTACCTGTGGTTTAATATCCTTTCCTTTAAACTTAAACATTGTAATATTAGCTACTTCTCTATTATAATTATTTAATTGATTATTATTTTGTGTTCCACTTAATACATAATTATTTCCTATTTTATTACAAATAGCATTTCCAGCTACAGGAAGAATTAATTGTTCTAACTGCTCATTAGCCTCTATTTGAAATACATCAATTAACTCTTTATTTATTTTTACAGGAATATTATTAATTTGAGCCAATAGTTTTTTATATGTACTATCAATTAAAACCTGATTTACTGAACCAGGAAAATTATAATTAGCATTAATATTGGACATTCTTATATATGGACCACCTTCTAGAGATTCCCATGATAAATATTCTGGAAGTTGATATAAAAATCTTGTTAAATTATCCTTATTAAATTGATTGCAAAGAAGACTATAAGTTTGAGCAAATTCACTTTCTCCTAAACAACAAGATAACCAAGTCCAAAAACTATCAGAACTACTCATATGAGAATGTTTGTAATTTACTGTTCTTTCTGCTAATGTCACTGTGGCTCTTGTTCCTTTAAAATCATTAATAGTTTTATTTGATCTAAAACTTATTTTTATATAAAGATCAACTATTTTATGACTCATTCTTTCAGAGTTAGTAATAGTTATTTCTGGAAAATATATAAGACAATTTAATTTACCATTGTCAAAATTATAATCAAATTGATTTGGATATACTTCCTCGAATATCTCTAATATATCTTTATTATCATTATATAATTTCTTCTTTAACAGCTCAATTTCTACTTCTCTATATTTTAAATATAATTCAGATTGAGCTAGTCTAACACTCTTGATTTCATTATATAGTTTTTCATCTTCTATAGCAAGATCAAGATCAGCTACATCAACTCTATAAGAACTTGTATTTATACAAATATATACTTCTTTTTCTCTAGCAAAATAACCATTTAATATACTACTATCAGGATTACTATGTACAATTCCCACATTATTAATTATATTTGAATAATTAGCAATAGCTGAATTTGTATGTCCTGTCACTCTAACCTTTTCACCAACTAAAAACTGATTTGAAGATGTAAACTTCACTTTATGTAAATCCACAATTTCTTCCATATTTTATATAATAAAACATGGGTATTATATTTCTATAACACCCATGTTGTTAATTTTCAATTTATTGTCCAGAAAGCTCTCTCTCAAGCTTCCTTCTTTCAGCTTCCAAAGAAGATGTTGAATTTGATCTCTCAGGTTCATCTTCACCATATGCACCACAATCAATATTCTCAATCACTTCATTATAAGCATTTTCTATAGAATCTCTAAGATCTCTCATCATTTGAGCATGATCAAAAGCTCCAGATTTAATTTTACCTGTAAATAACATCACTGTAAAATTACCTTCTGGAATCTGAGCATCATTTGCTTCAAGGCTCACCTTTGTTTCTCTAACTACACCTTTCATACCATCTGTTGATATTCCAGCATCTTCCATATCAGATTTAAGCTCTGCCCATGTTGTAGCTGCTGTTTCTACTTCTATTAAACCATCTGCACCTGATGTACTAACTTTTACTGTTCTCATTCTTATTTATATTTAATTGTTATTATTTACTATTTTAATAATTTAATTCTCATGCTTATTTTAATAAGCATATTCTTTATTGTCTTCAAAAGATAGAGTTATTCCATCTTTGTTAATTATTTTCCACTCTTTTTCATGTGTGAATACATGTATTGGTATTTGAAGCATATCTAACACTCTATTAATTGACTTTTTAGTAGTAGATGTTTTCCAACCACCTGAATTTAATGTAACAATTCTATTATTACCTGCTTTCACTATATCTGTTGTATATAAAGTGGCAATAACAGAATCATTTGACTTCTTAATTTTAAGCTTTCCTTCTTTGGACATATTATATTGTTAATATTACTCTTCATTATGTCTCTTAATACATGTTCCTATAATAATTGTAATTGTTTATCTTCCACAGATTGCAGCACCTTCAAACATTCTTTATAATAAAAATCATAATTAACATCATAATTATCCTTAGCAACAAATTTATTAAATATTGTCACTTGAAATCCTTTATTAATAAATGATTCTTTCTTCTTCTCAGGATACACCTTTATAAATGTAGACCCTTTCTTAGATATATAATACCTGGTAGTTTTCTGTTGTCTTTCTCTCATTTCAACAGGAAGACCATTACTATTTCCTATATATCTGGTTTCACCAAAACTATCCTTTTTAAACTTAGCTCTCCCACAGAAATCATATATATTCTTATGATTAATAAGAGTTTCCATAATAGGAGTTCTTTTAACAAAATATTCTGTTATAGCAATTGGAACTATTTTAAAGCTTGTATCCTTATGAAATTCTTTAGTTATTTCAAAAAGACCCTTAGATTTAATATTTCCTTTTGTATCAATTGCTTGGTAGTTATTTACGTCTTGAATAACCATTTTAGAATAATCTTTAAATTCTAATTCTAATTTGGTCATTTTCATCCAACTATCACATATTTGTCCTACTGTTTCTTTATTTTCCTTCTTATACTTAATTGTTATACCATCTGTATTAATCTGTAACACCTGTACATTTTCTATACTATCTACTATTTTCTCTATTAACATCAGAAGAAGTAATTGTCCATTAATAGTGATTGATAATAAGAATTGTTGATCATACAAATAACTATTTTTATCACCAGCTTTACCAAATGTACCATTTAAAGAGAGTTTTAATCCCTCATTAAGAGCTTTATTACCCTCTTTCTTAGCTTTAGCTCTTGTTTCATATATAGATTTATATATTCTACAGAAAGAATCACCTAAATGAGCTGGTTTAAAACCATTATTAATAGCTAAATTTGGATAGTAGCTAGAGACATCAATATCTGTTATAATATACTCATCATCAGCACAATATACACCAGATTTTATACATCCATGAGCACCACCTTGACCAAGATCATACTTAAATCCTTTATATACTACAGATTGTTTAAACTCACCTTTAGTACCCACCACCTCTGTATTCTTAATATTACCTAATAATGATTGGAATTTGGGAGAATTAAACTTAATACCAGGAAGAATTATTTCACCTAATTTAATAGATTTCCTAAAAGTTCTCTTTTTTCTAAGATCCTTTTTATCTATTTTCATATCTTTAGACAAAAGATCAAGAAATATCTCACTTCCTATCCTAGGATCATTATAATTAGTCATTTTTAAGCCATATTGTTTACCAATATCTTTCCTTAATTGTATTCTATCTTTACAAAGCTTATAGAAGGCATAGGTGGCCTTTACATCATTAAGGTTATATTCCAGCACCATTGGTATTTGAGTGGTTGTAATAGCTTCCTTGTGGCTTATAGGCATATCCTGTACATTAGGGTAATTCATCCAGAACTCAAGATCTTTTAATGAAGTCCTTTTAGCTGGATTATCAAAATGATTCAAAGCATATAAGTCTAATTGTGGTATAATATGATGCCATTCAGGTATTTGTGTGCTAAATTCATCTTCTTCAGGAGTATCAATAATCTCTTGAGCTTTTTGATATATTAACGCAGCTATTACACCACCATCATCACCCCACATTTTTTGAGCTTGTATAATATAATGTATAATAGGATAATCAAATCTAAGATTATTATATCCAACCATACCTTTAAGTGTCTCTAAATGTTTAATTAAAGCTCTATAATCATTCCTATCCTTATGTATAACAAATGTTACTTCCTGTTGTGTATCAACATTTAATCCAACATAACTAAATAAATTAGATAAAGTTTCAATATCATATACCTCAACATGATTATTCTTTATTTGTTGATTCTCCATCCATTACTTTATTTAAATCAATTATTGGCTTTTCTTCTACAGCTTCTTTCTCTTCCATATTCTTCATCCTCTGATTCATTATTTCTTCTTTCATCTTCTGATTAATAGCATCTCTAAGAGCTAATTTTTGAGTTGAAGACATCTTCTGATCTTGTAATAAAACCAGATCATTTGAATTCATTTTATAATATTCTTCATACTTTTTAATATAAAAAGCAACTATTTTCTTTTGATCCTTTTTTGATTTTTTCATATTATTCCTTCAAAGGCTTTAAGTTTCTTAGTAATTCCTTTCATTGTCTTAATTTTCTTTAAATTAACTTCCAATGATTCTTGATACATTTCTATATTTTTATCTGTATTTTCTGGAATATAATAAGGATTTGATATTCCAGAATTCTTAATTTTATTTAATTGTTCTAACGTATGCTTTTGTTCTTCTACAAGTCTTAAAGCATAATCTATTGTATCACACAATGTTGTATTTAAGAATTTAATTTCTTCTGGAGCTAATATTTCTAATTGATTATATATAGTAGCTTTCTTAGGCTTCTTTGTAGTTGTTTTCTTTTTAATTATCTTTTTCATATTATAGTTTTAGTAGGAATGCTAGGAATCAAACCTAGAACAATTTCTTAGAAGGAAATTAGTATATTCATTTACCTACATCCCCATATTAATAAATATTAAAGCTGCATCTTCTCTCAGCTTGACATTTAACCTACTTTATAATTGTAAGCACTTTAATATTTAAGGCCAACAGACTTTTTAATGTCTATAGACTCCACCATATACCCTATCAGGTATAAATAATAGCATTTAGGCTAATATTATACCCTATCGGTATAATTATATGCTAATACATATAATTAAATAATGTGCAGGTCTCTCCCCACTAGTCACCCTACACTATTCTGTATACATTTAGGCTGTGTACAGGTCAACGCCTTATCATCTTTAATATTAAAACAAGTCAGCTTTAAGATCAACTAATGCTTGATAATGAGCTTTAGCTACTTCCAAATCTTCTTGTGCAGATACAACATATGCACTGTTAAATGGAACTTGTGCAATAGTGTTTTCTACAGTTTTAGTAGCAGTAGCCACCTTTCTTTTAGCTTCCAGAATATCAGCATCCATCTGAATTCTTGCTTCTTCTACATTGTTTTCAATTGCTTCTAAATCTTTTACTTCTTTACTTTTGGAAATAATTCCCTGGTACTTTGTTGCTTTTACAGCCATGTTTCTTAGTTTTTTAATAATTAATTATTTAGTTTTACCACTATGTTTACTCTTGTTTGTTCTAATGATTAGCAATTTTTGAAATCTGCTATTGTTGTGTTTGATTAAATTTGGTTTGATTTTATTATTTGATGTTCTATATACCTCCTTTGCTCCTATTTCTGGAAATACTACGTTCCAATTAACATTTACAGTAGACTTTTCTAGTTTACTCTCTCTTTCTTTTAATTCTTTATCTAAATCATTCATGTTTTCTATTTTATTTTCAATTATTTCTGCCCATTTACCATTTTCATAAACTAAAAGACCATTTTTATAACCCTTAAACCACACACAATTATCTTGTGGTATAAAATTTGATATATCATGATTTTTAATTTCATCAATTGTATTAAGATTAAGTGGTCTAACTTTAGTTCCAATAGGATAACATCTCTTAGCTTCCATGAGAAGCTCTTCTTTATTCATAATACTTTCTTTTGGTATTTCATCTTTAAATGCTGGTCTTTGATAAATTCCTATAAATGGTTTTTGTAATAAACCATATACACTATTTTTTATTACACCATTTTCTCCATTATAATCTTCTAATGATTTGAAATATAAATCAGTACCTGCAAAATTCCAAGCAACTCCTAATGTTTTCTTTCCAGTAGGCCAGGTTCTAATGCAATAATCACCCTCTTTATAAGGGTAATAAGTTAATTTCCAAATATCTTTTTTGAAATTAGCAATAACATCTTCAAAAGTATATTTATATTTACCGTTATCTCTACTAATTAAATTATTTTTTTCTATTTTATCTAATACAAACTCTGTATTTGGAGCATCTATAGATTTAAATTTTATTCCTTCTCTTATTTCCATATTTTTAGTCTTATAACTGTTTAATAATCAATTAATTGTGGAGGTGCTGAAGTACGATTTCAGGTCACCAAATAGTTTAATAATAATTTTCTACAAGTTTTTCTATTTTTCTAAATAGACAAAATTACTTAGTTATAAACTAAGAATTAGAGAGTTTCGCCATACTTCAGTCCACTCACAAACCACTTTTTGATCTTTTACTATGTTAAGCTTCTACAAGAGAACTAACTTGTACAGGAGATTTATATGTATTTTTCAACATATTATTTTCCATACAGAATTTAACATCAAGGATTGATCCTTGGTCAGAACTGATTTTGTCAATTCTATTTTACCACATAATTTATTAGAGGCACAAATTTATGTGACAATGCCTCACTTGCTTACTATTATTAAATGCTATCTGATCAATAGCCAACTCTCACCCCCATATTTTTTACAATTCATAGAATTAGTTTAAAATAAATGTAAACAATACTCGTAAAAACTTGTACAGCTTATAACTTACGCTTTATGCTATTGTGAAAAACAACAGCTTAAAGCTAACAGTTATACGTCAGTTTGCTTTTCCTCCCCACGCATTAACGCTTCATATTCTCGTTCAGCCATCCACTCTCCAATCTTTTCACTTTCAGCTAATCTTTTTTGAACTTCAAAACTTACATCTTTTTTAGCTTGTTCGAGTTCATCAATTTGCTTTTGTAATCTGTGGTATTCTTGTTCTTTGGCTTTTATTTCAGCCCAAATAACTTTCTTTCTGATAATCTTATTTAATGTTTCGTTATTCATATTTTAAGTTTTAAAGTTCAAAATCTTTATCTAGTTGTTTCCAATCCATAATTTTATAATAAATGCTCCCATTAGGTTTACTATACAAGCCATTAGGAGCCATTACAATGATTATCTCCTAACAGATGTACAAGATTATCCACCTAGCCTGGATAATGAGCCTAATGAGAGCTATTACATTAATTTTATTTACTTTTAATTAGTTACTTTTCCACATTTAAGGTACTAAGAGACTTTTTAAATCAATTGTTATTTTTTGCCTATAGGCAAGGTAGAATATGTTAGTTATATAAAACAAAAGTAGAGACTAACTGAATAGTTAGAATAGTTGCAGTAGTTGTTCACATTGTTAAAAGACTAATTAGAACTAAACTTATATTATTCTTACCCTAAAACTAAATTGTATAATTTATTGAATCTTTTTGCCATTATTTCAGCTGATTCTTTATTTTTATAATAAAGACCAACCGAAAAGAAAGAACAGTAGTAGAAGAAGCTCACAGCGTGAAAAGACCAACCAGAACCAAGCATCTCAAAGTAAGGAATATATTTATATAATTCTTTATTTGAAAAATCAGCCTCCCATATTTTATTATCATTATCAATAAAATTAACAGCTCTGATAATAGTTTCTAGTTCTTCTTGATTTGTTCTATTTGGATTTACTTTTTCTGATAAAATATCAACAGCATCTTTATAACTATTAATATCATCAATAGTTTTAATATTTTTAGTTTGTTTATCTATTTCTATTAATTGCTCTTTTGTCAATGTAATAGATACACCATTAATGTTTATTTTCATATTATTGTTCTTTTGTAAAATCTGTTATAAGATCAAGTTTATTGTATTCTAAATGATGAGAATAATAATGTTCTCCAGCTATATCCATAGCTACACTCTTAGCCTTTTGTTCAAGCTCTAAAGCAGAAAATACATTAGATTTCTTATCATTTCTAAAGAACATTGGAGATAACTTGGTTATCTGTTTAGTTCCATTGTTGAAAAATGTTGTTAGTTCCATAAATTTAAATTATAAAATGTATATATTTACCTACTTTTCCTTCTAATTCTTTAAATATAGAATGACCACCAAGTACATAATCAAATCCTCCATATCCACATGTCCATTCAGAATAACAACCTGAAATTAGTTGTCCATATAGCATTTCAACTATAACTTTCGAGGCTTGTTCCTCAAACGAGTTATCTTCTACTAATGGTTTTTCATCTAAAATAACATATTTTACTGAATAGTTATGGCTTTGCTTGCTTGGATCATTCCAATATTCTTCTTCATCTAAATTAAATAAATTTTCTAAAGTAGAGTATAAAGATATACCATCTATAGTAATATCTTGTAAATTTTCACAACAAGTTAAACTTTTAATTTCACCAAGTTGAATTATGCCTTTTAATTCCATATTATTTATCTATTAGTTTAATAGGTTTCTTATGCCAAATCCAAGCTAAATGGCTTATTTTGTCTATTGGTTTCATGTGTTTATTTATTTAGTTTTTCCCATTCTTTTGTTCCTTCTATTGCTATGCGAATATTGTTAAGTTCTACCTTCATGTGGTTCTATGTATTTGGTGGTGATTAAATAAATTTCCAATGAGTAGGTTTATAGTAGACATACATTTTACCATCCTCCATAAACCATAAGTTACCTGATAAAAATAGGTTTGCTTCATTTCTAATCCCATCATTATCATCAATTTTTGTTTTAACAATTTTCTTTTGAGGCGGTAGTTCTTTTGATGTTTCTTTCCAGTTTTCCATTCTCTCTTAATTTTATTGCCGTGTTGAAGTGGCGGTTAGTTTCTAATTCCATTATAGTATTATATTTTTAATTTATAATCAGAATGGCAAATCTTTTATCTTCGGTTCAAAATAATTGTGATTCCAGTCCTTGCGTGGAGCATAGTCGTTTGTATCAATACTGTTGTGTTCAACACCATCGCTATATTTTATTGTTCCACGCTTAATTTTAGCATAAACGGCTGCTCGTGTTACACCAGCTTCTTTTGCCCATGTTTTTACGGTTAAATATCTAAATGTTGACATCTTGTATATGTTGTTGGTGTTAGCGAGTAGTTAGCTGCTATTTTACCAACCACTCCGAAAGTTTAGATTTGACAACTAACTTCAGCTCATCAACTTTTGACAATGGACAGCGAAAAGCAACTGTTTTAGTTTCTTCTTTGTATTTAGGTTTAGCACCCGACCCTTGCCGAGTGCCACCCCATTTTTTATCGCATTTTTCATCCTCTGAACAAGTAAAGCATTGAGTTTTACAATTACCCAAAGCACACATAAATTTCTTTTTTTTTTGCTCATATAGTTTATTTAGTTTTCGCCTTGCGTATCCATTTAATTTTGCACCTATTCTTTCCGCTTCTTTTTCTAATCTTAAAACAGATGGTTCAAGTTCTTTTATCTGTTCGTCTATTGTTTTATCTGTTGGTAGTAGCAAATCTTTTGCTAACCTGCAACTCAATGCTCCACGCATCCAAAGACCATTTTCTTTGTTTTGGCAAATTATCGCTTGTTTTTCGAGTTCAAGTAAAAGGCATTTCTGCCTCTTACCTGCTCCCTGTGTTAAAGTGTGTTGCATAATTCTACAAATTCATTTTCTGGTAGTCTGTTCATTAAAATATCCATAGCTATATCAGAAACTAATTCTGCACCAGTTGAAAAGTCATTCGCTAACTTTTTAACTTCTATTATCAAATCAGAAGTTGAAAGGGCGTTTAATTTGTTTGTTGCGATTGTTTTAAATTCTTGAGTTGTCATTGTTTTTCCGTTTTTGTTGATACAAATATACAATGCTTTTTTTGATTGTGCAAACTTTTTCAAAGATATTTTCAAATTATTTTTTAAAGTGTTGAAAATCAAAGAGAAAAAAAACAGCAGCTAACACGCAATTGGCAAAATAAAAGCCATCAGGTGTAGTGCTAAACTTCAACGTCAGCACAAGGCTTTTACTTCGCCAATCGCCACCGTTATACGCAAGCACCACATTCGTTCTTCGATTCAACATTTGTGAGAGAAAAAATAAAAATCTTCCCACGCACATTTTAGTTAAACCAACGTAAAGTAGTTTCGCCTTTAAATCCTTTTTCCCATACGTACCAAGCATAACAGTTGGCTGATGGTGTATTGTATTTCACAAAGTCTGCATTTTTTGCAAGTAATAATCGGCTACTGCTTACATACACATACTTTGGTGGGTTTTTCAAAAGAAAGGGTTTACGCCTTTGCCCTTCTAAAAATTGAATACGCATTAACATCACTACTTTACTACCTTCATCCACACAATCAAGTGCATGTTGGCAAAATTTCATTGCATCTCCGTATGGTGGGTTAGTAAGTATATCACCATCCCAAATTTCAGAGTAGTAATAAAAGTTACTTTCAGTTTCACCGTATCCTCTATCTATCAAATCACTTGCCCTACCAAGTAAACCTTTCTTTTTCAAAACTTCCGCTAAATGCCCCTCACCACAAGCACACTCCCAAACATTTCGTAGTTCTATCCCACTTTCTTCAAGGAATATTTCTAATGCTTTTGGGTCGGTTGCATAAAAGTCATTTTCTTCACGCTCTTCTTTTGAGTGTGCCGATGCTCCTAATGTTGTAAAATCCCCTTTGCTCATTTTTATTTTTTCTTTTAGTGTTTCAAATTAGTTTTCTGCTGAATTTACCATGCCAGCGTATAACAGCGGTTTTGTCCTATTTGCCCCATTAATATTTGTAGTAAATTGAAACTTTGTGCGATGGGCAAACAGACACAAAGCCGCAAAGCGTTATGTGCAAGGCTACTTTACCGCCTCCGAAAGACGATTTTTTACCCACTCAATATTTGGAACTCCATTACCATCTAATACTTCAAGAACTTCAGAAATAACTTCTTTCAATTTTTCGTTTTCTTCTTTTAATCCATTGATGAGTACAAATTCATACTCCTTGCTTTCAATTGGTGTTGGTATTAATTCTCTTGTCATTGTATTTTAATTTAATTTAGTGCTGATAAACCGCCCAGCACATAACAGCGGTTTGGCAAAAGCTGCCATTGAGTTTGTTGCGAAAATTTGAGCATCCGTTAGGCAGCCTTCGCCAAGCCGCCCAACGTTAGTGCAATGCTATTTCGTTGCATTTACAAGTTGCTCGTGTTTTTCAAATTCTTCTTCTGACATTCTGCTCAACCATGTACACCCAAAATAATATCCGTTGCAATGGTAGCAACTATGGTTACTTCCGCAAGGCATTTTGGAAGCACTGCTTATAACAGCACCTACCAAAAAAGCGGGGCTTTCGGCTTCGTTAGAAGCATTTGTGGTTAAATTATCATTCATCTTTATAAGTTTTTTGTGGTTAAAATCCCGCCCTTCTGGTAGCTGCAAAACGTAGCGGTAATTTACGGACGACTAATCAAAGTGATATACGCCATTCTTAAAGCGTTCATTTGTTCAAGGAATTTTTCATATTCAAGTTTAGGTAAATCTTGTATGTTCACCATATCTCCATTATCGTAGTGCATAAATAAACCAATAAAACTACGGCTAACACACGGTAAAACTCCATTGCCTTGTGGTTTATCAATCTTTTCTACTTCGTTTTTCATTTTGTTGCAATTTGATAATTTTTCTCTCGTATTTAAAACGGCAACGAGAGTTTACCGTCAAACGTTATGTTCAATTAAATTATTAAAAAAGAAAAAAGCCCACGCTCTCCTTGTTTTTTTCAAAAACATAAAAGGTTTAAAACGGTGTTCCATTTAATCTTTCTTTTATAAGTTCAAAATATTCACTACTAATTTCGCATCCACAATAATCCCTGTTTTGTTGTTTAGCCATTTTTGCTGTTGTTCCACTTCCCATAAAAATATCACACACCAATTCTCCTTCATTGCTCCAAGTTATAATATGGTCTAATGCTAATTGCTCAGGCATAATAGCAGGATGCTTAAATGCAACTCTGTCTTTTGATGAATTATCCCTTCCGTTATTATATCTCCAAACATTAAACCTTGCGGTTGATTCAATGGTTAATATATTAAAGAACTTTATGCTTTGTTGTTATAGAGTTAAATTTTTTAAACAAGAAAAACTAATAAGAACAATCATATATTTCTACATGATTGTTCATTATTAGACCCAAAACTACACCTATGAAAATGTAGAATCTTAAATAATAATTATCTAATTAGTATCCCAATAATTCTAATTTCTCCACTCGGTCGTGGTATATTTTTCTTGCTTGGTTTTTATACGATAGATAATACAAGATCATTGTTCTTATAGAGTGGTTTGACCAACACCAATATTAAAAGAGTCCCGTCTAATAATATTATGTCTATAAGAATTTTAACAAGGATTCAGAACCTTTGTTAATTAGTTGATAGCTTCAACTGGAGCAGCAACCTTATCATAAGTAAGTTTTACAGATGATTTTCTCATATCACTTGTAAATTCATATTTACGGTAAACTTTCTGTCCACCACAAAGTACATCTCTTAATTCAGAGCTGCCTTTTGCAATTGGAGCTTGCAGGTTCTTTTGTCCTTCAAAATGAGGAACAAGGCTGTCAGTTGATATGATTTGACCAGGAAACTCCTGACCATCAACCAAATGAGCAGCTGCTTCTGCACTAATTTGTTTCAAAATTGATGTTTTCTTCAAAGAACCAATAGCTCCATCAAGATCAATTTTGTTTTCTTCAAGACGTATAAAACCATAAGTTTTACCATCTTTACCAGGACGTGCATTTGGTGTAAAAATCACTCCTGTTGCTGGATTTGCTGTTACCTTTACCATGTTGTTTGTTGTTATTAAATTTAATTGATTTGTTGCCTCATTAATCTTTAAACAGCCAACTCAGCTTAATGCTGTATTCTTTGCAAAGAAATATTATTTAAGAACTTAATATACTATCTTGTACCTTATCAAGAAATAATCTGATTTTGTTAGTAATTACAGTATATTTGTAAGGACACATTGATGCTGTGCATGAATATGTCTTTTTATAACCCACTTTATGCTCCAATTTTAAATCAGAAGTACAAAGAGGGCAATAAAATTCATCTATTTGATCCATAATTAATTATTTAACAATGAATAAATAATTTGTATTTACAATATCTTCATTTTTAAATTTAGGTCTGATGTATAGTTTACCATATAAATAGTAAATAACAAGAGAATCACCAGGCTGTACAGCACACATTCTTTCAACACTAAGATCAACATAATTAACAGATGGTTCTTTCTTAACAAAAGACATAGTTATTCCTCCTATTAAAAGAAGAATAGCAATAGTTAATAGTTTTTTCATGTTTTTAATGTTTAAATAAATTTTCAAAATAATTACACCACCATAATATAGCTGGTATAATAATAAAACATGTACCAATAATTATTAAGATATACCACCATTCAAATCCCTTTAAATTAGCTGTTAAAATAACACTTATATAACCTGTCATATAAAATATGAAAGCTAATAAATAAATAAAAAATGTTTTCATCTTATTTAGGATTTTTAATATTTACCTGTATAGTGCATTAATATTTTAGCACCTTTGTTAATAGCTCCTTCATTATATGTCCACAAATACAAATTAGTGTCATTAGGCATATTAATATATGTCTTATCACCACAATATATACTTGAATAATTAAGACATGTTGTATCTTTTGTAGCTATTGTGCTATCATTATCTATTCTCCATGTACTCTTATAAACAGAATTATTTACAAGATAATCACATGTGCCATTTGTATAAAATATTTTAGTTTGTTGATTACCTGTATATGGAACTAATACATAATTTGGTTGATAACTATGTTCTTTTAATGTCCAGATAATATTAGTGAACTTCTTCAGAATAACATTGTTTTTACTGACAATAGGAGACACAGATTTAATTGGAGCAGGAACTGTTGTTTGTTTAGTGCAAGCTATTATAAATAACATTGCACAAATAGTTAGAATTGTTTTCATTTATTTAATTGTTTAATTTTGTTAAATGTTAGTTCTATTTGTTCATCTATTTGACTAATTAATATTGATTTAGGCATAATAGATACATAATGGCTTCTTAATTTAATAAGAGATTCCAATAAGTTTGTTAATTCATTCATAATATTAATAAGTTTTAGAGCTATCAGGGTATACCTTGAACAACCCTATCTGTTTATTCAGAAAGACTATCCTGTTGATAGCTTATGTTATTTATTATTTCTCTTAGCTACTAAAAACTCAAAATATATTGTATCTTGTGATTTATGAGCTATTAATGTATCATTTGTTATTTCAGGATATTCTTCAGGAAGATCAATATACCACCATTTATTATCAATAGCATTATATTGTTTATTCTCTGTATATATTGAATACAAGAATATTCCTAAAAACATACCAAATAATGTAGAAATTATTGTGTTTTTCATGTTATTTAAGATTATAATGTTTAGCTAAATCAGTTAATATTCTGAATATTTTATCACTTTTAAATTCAACTAAGCTAAATCTGTTTTCTCCAAGTTGTTCTCTAAGAGATCTAAAAGAATACATAATTGTATCCTTCTTATCTAATATAATATCACCAAACGATCTAATTGAAGTATTTAATCTAACATTTGTTAACTGTGCTTTTATAGGTTGATTATTATGGAATACCCAATAATCTTTACCTAATTGATATTTCTGTTTCATAGTAGTTTTGGATGTTAAAAGGTTAGAATATTAATTAAAATCCCTCTGCACTCAGTTGTAATTTACTATCTACTTTGTTCATATTGAACAAGATTCACTCAAAATCTCAGTGTGTAAATTACAACTGCTCACCCTTGGGAGCTGATTAATATAAGGTTTACTCTAGTAGTGTCCTTAGTTATTTATATCCTAATAAGCTATTTTATCTATATTAGATATTAATCAGGTAGTTTCACATCTTAACCCCTAACATAGCCTTACGGCAGGCGATTAAGAAGTCTTTATATCTACGTGAGTTGTGGTGCATTATAAGTTAAAAAGACTATATTAATGTAGGCTTTAGGTAAAATGAGGATTGTTGGTAATTAGTAATAAAGGTATTGATGGATACTGTATCAAGAGAACACAAGCCAAACACACTCACATTCCCTTGATAATCAGTTCATTCCAATTAATTTGCTCTCAGTCTTACTAAAATTATCTACACAATTAGCATAAACAAAGCAAACATAAGTTAATTGCTCATTCTTCTTAGGAATAACAACTAATCCACACTGCAAAAACTCACTGGGAAATATGCACACACTCCCAATAGGTGTTGTATTAGCTTCTAAAGCTAAATGATGTTGTAGTGCCTGGTTATAATGTTTCATAGCTATTGGGATTTTTAATTGTTAATAGATCTACCAGAGTCCTTCTAATTCATCTTTATCTTCATCAGACATATAATCTGGCTTATTCTCTTCTAAACATCTTATAATGAACTTATATAGCCTATATAGAAGATAACTGATTGCTCCTATTAGAAACAACCATTCAATTGGTACAATAGATGGTTCCATTTATTATAGAATTAGTTGAATATTAATACTTTTCTTCTTTTCTTAGTTGTTATATCAACTATAGGAAAAGCTTTAACACCAGACACAAGATATTCTTTATCTTCATCTAGCTTTACAAATAGTCCATTTGGACTAATGTAGAATTTGATCTTATGTATTTTCATAGATTAGTTGAGTTTTAGTTCCTACCATTCACTGCGTTCATTCGGTAGATTTAAAAAATAGTCCAGCCTAACAGCTTCTTCATTCTATTAGGACTGGACTTCTGAGCACATTTCACACAGGGTCAAACATATTCAGCACTTATAACAATAGCTTAGGTATTGACCAGATCTATAAAGAGCTGGGATGAAACTTATTACTATTGTTATAGCTTCTTAAATACCAAATTTACGAAAACTTTCAAGTCCAATAAACTTTGATTTACCTCTTGATTTAATAACTGTCTGATCAAGAGTATTTAATCCATTCTTGCTATTAGCTTTATGAACAGATTTAGGAAGATCATAACCTTTAAGATCATCAGATCCCCTTTTAATATTAGTGTGAAAGAAATCCATAGGAATTGTGGGTTTTAAATTGTTAATAATTAATGTGCAAATACACTTGCCACTGATGCAACAGCTATAAGTATAAATACAATAATAACTCTTGCTTTCTCTGATGGTGAGAATTGTTTCATGTTGTTTGTTGTTTAAAGGGTTTGTAAAACCAACAGGCTATTACACCTGTTGGCATTGTGTTGTTTAAGCTAAATGTAACCATTTGCCCATAAACTCTTCTTGGGTTTCAGGGTTAATCATAGGATGTTCTTCCACTCTGAACATAGGGAATATATCCTTCTCAGGAATAACCAATCCCACCTCTAATTGCTTTTCAGCAGAGATGTAATAAGTTTCCTTTTTAATCTTCTCACCAAACACACCAGCATCAACTTTAGTTTCAGCCTGAAGTTTGGTAACAAATCCTCCCTTTTTGTTGGGATTAGATTGTAGCACTTTGAAAGTTTTCATAGGAATAGGGTTTTAAATGGTTTGCATTAGGATTTGAGGGCATACACTTTTTCTGCCAGAAGTAGGAGGGGGAGTCATTAGGGGGAGGATTGAAAACATGTTTACATAAAATATTTTTAAAATTTTTATTTTAAAAAATTATTCTTATCTTTACAATATGAAAAAATGTATTAAATGTAATTTAGAAAAAGAACAATATAAATTTTATAAAAGTAGAACAGAATGTAAGAAATGTCAAAATAAAAGAAGAAATGATAGAAGAATGAAAGATCCAAATAAAGAGTGGGAAAGACAGAGACAGTATAAAATGAAAAAGAAATATGGAATAACTAATGAAGATTATTTAATATTATTAAATAGACAAAACAGTAAATGCGCTATTTGCAACAATGAAGAAAAAACCAATTGTTCATCAACCAGACTAGAACCTAGAAAATTAGCAGTAGATCATAATCATTCCACAGGAAAAGTTAGAGAATTACTTTGTACAAAGTGTAATACTGTATTAGGAAAAGTAAATGAAGATATAGAAATCCTTAAATCAATGATAGCCTACCTAGAAAAACACAAATAATATGAAAATAGACAGAGGAAGTAAAATAATAGAAGAAACTGAAAAATGGATAACCTATCATTGGTATGATCCTATTTATGATAATAAAGGTTATTTTACAGGATGGTTTGAGGAAGAAAATCCAACAATAGTAACCCTAGTTAAAGGACCTCCTGAATGGGGTATTAATAATATTAAATAAATTTTTTTATTTCAAATTTTTATTCTATATTTGTATATGAAAAAATTTAGTGATTTAGAATTAAGTAAAAAGACTTGGGGATGTTGTTATCAATGTGGAGAAAAAGCAACCAGGACATATGGTGATTTTAGTCAGTGGATGAGCTTTTGTGATAAGCATAACTTTGAAACTCAAGACAAAATATATAAAGAAATATTTGATAAAATAGAATATAACTTTTTATTTGGAATTTCCAACTAATTGATTATCTTTGACACATAAACAAACATAATGGAACAACAGCTAAAAATACCAAAATCATTTAATCTATTTGGAGAACTCCATAAGATTAAACTAGTTAAACTAATAGACAAAGGTAAATCATTAGGAGAATGGAATCCTGACAATAACACTATTAAACTATCCACTCACGGTAGGAGTGCTGACTCAATAGAACAAACCTACTGCCATGAAATAGTCCATGCTATACTGGACCACCTTTCATATGAACATCTCTCTAATGATGAGAAATTTGTAGATACATTCTCTAAAGCTTTACATCAAATCCTTAAAACAAGCAAATATTAATTATGGAAAATATTGAAAATGAGCATATTAGCTTATATAGACCTAAGACAAAATCAAAAAACTACTATGATGATGAAATATTAGGGGTATGGCCTGATGGAACCATCTATTTAAAAGAAGGTGTAAGAAGACTTAAATATGATCCATTAGAAGAAATGGTAGAGGAAGCTTATACAGAATTTAAGCTGAAAATGAATAATCTAGTAGAAAGAAGAGAAAGTCTAAAAATGGAAGAAAATGATTTCAACTGATTATCAATAGTTTATACCAAATATTAAAAATAAATTTGGATTTCTCATAAAAAAGTGTTATATTAGTAGTGTACCTTCTTAAAAAGAAGATCCTCTGTAACAATACTGGTTAAATTTACAGTTATATTGAGCAGGGCAGAAGTTGGGTAGTATGAGTAGCCTCCAGAAATGATGATGGTGAAAAAAGGTAAAACCTGTAATCCCCGATAGTACAAAAAATAGATTAAACTAAAAGATAGGACCTACAGCCAGAGAGCAAGGAAATAGTAGGAATTGGGCTAAATACCAACTATACAATAAGGTTTAATTTAAACAGGATTAGATGCTAAGGGGATAGCTGTGTTTAATAACTAAAAAACATAACAAAAAGAATTATAGAAAATAAGTCATAAAAAATTAGGATATATCAACTATAATCGTTATATTATATAATAAGCTTTCTTAGCTCAACTGGTAGAGCAGAGCTTTTGTAAAGCTAAGGTTGTAGGTTCAATTCCTATAGAAAGCTCAAAATAAAAAAATTAAAGGAAAATGGAAATTAACATACCAATATCAAGAGAAAACTATTACAAAGGATTCCTCAAAGTCATTAATGCCTTTCTAGGGTTAACTAAGAGTGAATTAGAAGTAATAGCCTGTATGCTTGAAAATGACATAATGACCCTCACAAGAGAGTCTAGAAGAACAATAAGAGAATTGACAGGAAAGAGTCAACATGCTTTTAATAACATGATTCTCTCTTTAAAAAAGAGCAACACATTGATTAAGATAAAGGGAGGACTTATTTTAAATCCACAGATGATTAATAATATTGCTAACAAGACTATTAAGGTGACATTTCACATAACAGGTGAAAGATTATCTGATGTAGCAAAACCAAATGAATATAACAGTGTTCCAAGTGAAGTGTGATGATGCAGCTGATTTATTAATACGTGAAGAAAGAATATCAAGTAAATTTAAACTATTTAAAAGCAGACATCCAACATTTACATATACAATAGAGAAAGAAGAAAGTACAAATATGTTAATAATAAAACATTTGTCTATGTATGAGCAGATTAACTAGAGATCATTTAAGTGATTTAATACCTATTATAGCAAAGAAATATAAATTAACAGACAAAGAAGCTGAAGTTATATTAAGAAGCCAATTTGAGTTTTTAGTAGATGAAATATCAAATGGTGATTTTTCAAACATTAAATTAAAACATTTAGGAAAGTTTATAGTAAATGAAAAAAGGAAAAATAGGGGTCGTCCTAATGGAAATATTGAAAGGATGGGGAAATCTCCTTATAGAAAAAATGGGGATATACAGAACAGAGTTACAGAAGCTGGCAGCAAAGAGAAGAAAGATATGTAACAGTTGTCCAATTAGATTTGGAAAAATCTGTAGTAAGGAAAAAGGGGGATGTGGATGCGTAATAGAAGCTAAAGTGTTATGTGAAACATGTAAATGTCCAAAAGGAAAATGGTGAGAGAATTTAAAATATTAGTAGATATATGGGGACCACCTGATAAAGAAGGTAAGTCTAAAATAATCAAGAAAAACATCTTGAAGAGAAAATCAATTAATCTTCATGATATAACAAGTATAGAAGAATTAACAAGTGATAAAGGAAAGATATTAAAAAACATATGTATGATTGAATGTGGAGAGAAACAAATAGTTGTTAAAACATCCTATTCAAACATATATAATATGGTTAGTAGATTTAATACAAACAAACCAATAGGATTTAGATACAAGAATAGAACTTTGTGAATAATTCACAGGATAGGGGAAAAATAAGTAAAGAAGGAAATGTTTCAATTTAGTAATAATAAAATAGTCTTTGATCCTAATGTTCTCTCATTACCTTGGTTTAAGGTGATATGGGAAGCTGATAAGTCAAAAAGTAAAGAGGAGGCAATGAAGCTTCTCTCATTCATATTCTACCTAGTAGATAATAAAAGTCCTTACATTGGATATCCTAGAGAAGAAAGAAGAGAGAACATTATCAAAGACATTATTAAAGACAAAAAGTGGAAAGAATCTGAACAGGTTCTGGAAGCTATAAAGAAATATGAAGAATACAGTGTTACAAGATCTTCAAGACTATTAGATTCTACAAGAGGACTTATAGATAGACTAAGTGAATATTTCCGCACTCTTAAATTTGATCCTAATGGAGATCCAGAGTTTGAATTAAAGAAAGCAGCAGCAGTTCAAAAAGCTACAGCAGATATTGGTAAGACAATAGAGAGTTTAAATAACTTGGAAGAAAGAGTTAAAAAAGAAATAACACAGAAGACAACAGTTAGAGGTAATCAAACATTAGGTCAATTTTCAGAATAATGAGAGAATTAATTTTAATAGGTTGGGAAGAACAGCCTCCATTTGCTAAGTATAATTATAATCAGTTTAAAGAAGTATTTCCTGATTTAAGTAGAAAAATAATACTTAAAGCAAAAGAAAAGAAAAAAGAAATAACTAAATATAATTATATAGAAGTTAGATATGAAGATAGTGGATTTTGGATAACTAAGAATCAATATAATGACACTATATAGAAAAGTAAAGGACATACCAGGAAGTGGAGATGTAGATCTGGATACAAAAGAAGGATGGATAGAACTATTTGATTCTATGAATCTGGATTTTGATTATATGGTGATTAATAAATGGCTTGTTCCACATGCTGAAGAATCAGTAGAAGACAGATTAAACAGACTTGAAAAGATTGTAAATAAACTCTTACATGAAGTTTAGAAATACAAATGATTTTAGAGAACCTGCTATATACTTTGAGAAACATGGTGTATATACAAAGTTTCCTAAAGGATCTATACCATTTATAGAATATTGGAAAGAACAGGATTATAATTGTAAATTTGGAATAAAAAATAAAGATGGACTTTGGATTACTGGTGCTCATTATTTCTATCTTAATTTTGTCCAGATCCTTTCTAAAAATGAAGAAACAGGTAGGAAAACTAAAAACTTTCCAAGATTCTTAGATATAGATTATGATTTCTTCCAAATAATAGACCAGGCAAGAAGAGAAAAGAAGGGTGTTATATTAGTTAAACCAAGAAGAACAGGATTCTCTTATAAGAATGCTGCTCTTGTAACACATGAATATAACTTCTTTAGAGATAGTAGCTGTTTAATTGGAAGTAATCCATCAATGTATGGTGAAAACACTATGAAAATGGTGTTAAACAATTTAAACTTCTTAAATGCAAATACAGAATGGATTAAACCAAGAAATCCAGATACACAATATTACATTAAAGCAAGACATCAGGTAGATGTAGATGGTGTAAAAATCTGGAAAGGATATATGTCAGATGCTGAATGTCTGTCATTCAAGGATAATCCTTCAGCTGCTATTGGTAGATCATGTGGTTTATTCCTTTGGGAAGAAGCAGGTAAGTTTGATAATCTCATAGAGGCATATAACTTATCAGAACCTTGTTGGAGAGATGGTGAGGATGTAATAGGTATTCCCATCATCTATGGAACAGGTGGTGATATGGAAGGTGGAACAAGAGATTTCCATGAAATGTTCTATAATCCAGAAAAATATAATCTTCTGGCTTTTGATAATAAATGGGATCAGGGTAAGGAGGGAACAACATGTGGATGGTTTCTTCCAGCAACAAGAGGTAGGTTAGGAAGTATAGATATAGGTGGTAAAGAAATAAGAATCAGAGAACAATTAGTTGATGATGATGGTAATTCAAATGAAGAACTATCAAGAATAACAATTGATAATCTTAGAGAAATAAAAAATAAGGGTAGTGATGCTAAAGCTGTAAGAGATGCTATAACTCAATATCCACTAACACCTTCTGAGGCATTTTTAAGAACCAAAGGAAGTGTATTTCCTACAGCTGAATTACAAGAACATTTAGCTAATATAGAAACATCTAAAGAACTACAAAGTAAAGGTCAAAAAGGAGAATTATATTTTGACCATGAAAATAAATTAAAATGGAAATTAAATGGTGATCTGATAGCTATAACAGACTATCCTTTAAAAAAGAATGATAGTAAAGAAGGATGTATTGTTATATGGGAACATCCAGAGTCAATAGGAGAAAACAATCCATATGGACTTTATATAGCAGGTTGTGACCCATATGATCAGGATAAAGCAGAAACAAGTGAATCTTTAGGAAGCTTCTTTGTTTATAAAACATTTAAACTGGCTGGACAATCATATAACCAGATAGTAGCAGAATATACAGGAAGACCAGAATTAGCTGATAGCTTCTATGAGAATTGCAGAAGACTTTGTATGTATTATAATGCAAAGTGTTTATATGAAAACATGTTAAAAGGACTTAAAAACTATTTCCTTGAAAAACATTGTTTACATTATTTGTGGGAACAACCTAACAATATGATTAAGGATATTGTTAAAGATAGTAAGGTACAACGTGGATATGGTATTCACATGAATAGAGGATCACAAGGATCATCAGGTATTAAAGATCAATGTGAACTATATTTAAAACAATGGTGTCTTGAAGAAAGAACAGATATAAACGGAAGAAAAATATTAAACCTTCACACTATTCTATCTATTCCTCTTTTAAAGGAAATGATAGCATATGATAGAGAAGGAAACTTTGATAGAGTGATTGCCTTTATGCTTTGTATATTACAATCAAAAGAAATGCACGAAACTCTGGTTAATCAGGAAGTAAAAAAACTGGTGGACATAGATCCATTTTTTAGAAAAGCACATTTTACTAAACATAAACTAACCTCCTGGACAGGAGATAATATATAAATTCAATAGATGTTACCACAACAGAAATTAGTATTAAGTCAAAAGGGACCAAAATGGAGGGAAGAATGTGTAAGATATTTTGAAAACTTATCATACACTAACTACTCTGGTAACAGAGCTACTAATTATAGAAAACTTATAAACTATGATTTATATAATGGTAGATTTAATAAGGCTGATTTACAGTATGTCTGTGAACCAATGGGGTTGACAACAGAAAATAGACAGTTTCCAGCACAACTACAACATTATGATATTATATCTCCTGCTATTAATACATTACTTGGTGAAGAAATGTCAAGACCAGATAATGCTATTATTGTAGCTGAAAATAAAGATGTAATAAACAGAAAGAAAGAAACAGCCAAAAAGAGAATTCTGGAAAAGCTTAATGAGCTTTTAATGGCTGAGATAGATCCAAGTACAATTGATCCAAACAATCCTCCTAAATTTGAAGAGTTGGAAAAACTGGCTAATTATAATTTCCAGGATATGGTTGAAAGTCAATTTTCCAAAATACTTAAACATCTAAAAAGGAAATTGAATGCAAGAGGATTATTTCTAAGAGGATGGAAAGATGCTCTTATAGCTGGAGAAGAAATCTATTGGACAGGAATTATTAATGGGGAACCAGTCTTTAGAAGATGTAATCCAGTTAATATGAATGTAGTATTAGCTAATGATAGTGAGTTTGTAGATGATGCTTTAGCTGTTATAGAAGTGAGGCTTATGTCTGTTCCTCAAATCATAGATGAATTTGGAGATGATCTTTCACCAGCAGATATTAAAAAATTAGAAGATCAGGCTAAAGATCCTCAAAATAGGTTTCCAATGAATAAGAATTTCTCATTGGGTCCAGATGGTGTAGATAATACATCTAACTATCCGTTATTTTCAAGTCAAGTTATTCAGAACAATCAGAACTCTATGTCACTAAGAGTGGTTAGAGTGGAATGGATGGGAATGAGAAAAGTGGGAACCTATACATACACTGATGAACAAGGAAATCTTCAGGAAGAGATGGTTGATGAAACTTTTAAGTTTACAAAAGAAGATGAAGAACTTGGAAATAAAATAGAATGGTTCTGGATTAATGAACCTTGGGAAGGAACTAAAATAGGACTTGATATGTATTTAAACATTCAACCTAAAGTTAATCAAAGAAGAAAACTTGATAATCCATATTACTCAAGACTAGGTTATTCAGGACTTATATATAATTCAACAAACAGTATATCAGTATCATTAGTAGATAGACTTAAACCATATCAATATTTATACAACATTATAGCATATAGGCTTGAGTTAGCATTTGCCAGTGATATGGGTAAAATCATGTTAATAGATCTTGCTCAAATACCTAGAAGTGAAGGTATAGATGTAGAACAATGGATGTACTACTTAAAAGCTATGAAAATAGCATTTATAAATTCATTTGAAGAAGGTAAAGGTAAATTTACAGGACAAAGATCAACATTCAATCAATTTCAAAGTATTGACTTATCACTTAGTAATACAATACAACAATACATAAATACATTAGAGTTTATTAAACAACAAGTATTCTTCTTATCAGGAGTTGATATGGGAAGACTTGGACAAGCTTCTTCTGATACATTAGTTGGTGTTAATCAACAGAACATGCAACAATCAGCTAATGTGACAAGACCTTGGGTGGAAGCACATAATGCTGTTAAAGAGAGAGTATATACAGCTCTGTTAGAATGTGCTAAAATAGCATATAGAGAGGGAATGGAAACACAATATGTTCTGGATGATCAGACTATTGATATGTTAGCAATAGAAGGTCCAGAAATAGAAAATGCTGAAGTAGGTGTATTTGTATCTAACAGTGCAAGAGATCAGGCATCATTAGATCAACTTAAACAATTGTTCCAGGTTGCTTTACAATCTGACAAAGCCACTCTATCTGATATAGCTAAAGTGCTACAATCTGATTCTATATCTGATCTTACAAGAACTCTTGAGAGAAATGAGAAAGAAAGAGCAGAACAAGCTAACTTACAAGCTCAAGAACAACAGAAGCATGAGAAAGAAGTTGTAGCTATGCAATTAGAAGAGAAGCAGAAAGACAGAGATCTTAAACAATACGAAGTTGATCTTAATAATCAAACTAAAATCACTGTAGCTGAAATAGGAACATATTTCCAAGCACCTACAACAGATGCTAATAAAAATGGAGTTCCTGATGTTATGGAAATAGCTCAACATGAATTAGATAAACAAGATCTTGCTTCCAGAAACTTTAATGAACAACTTAAATTGTCTCATGATAAAGAAAAACATAAGAAAGATACTGATTTAAAACAAAGAGAACTTGATCTTAAAGAGAAAGAATTAAAAGCTAAACAAAGAGATACAGAAACTAAGGCTAAAGCAGAAGCTAATAAAGTAGCTATGCAGAAAAAGATAGAAGAATTAAAAGCAAAAACTGCTTTAAAAGTGGCAAAAATGAAACCTAAACCAAAACCAGGTAAATGAAACCAGACTTAACACAAGCAATGAGTAATATAAAATAAGAGGTCGGAGGGTAGGGTCATAAAGTTAAAAAGACTATAACAAGCATAAAAAAAGAGTATAATTTAAAAAAATAGTTGTATAATTATTTGGATATTAATATATAATAGTGTATATTATAATATAAGGGAAAACTAAAATGGCAAAAGAGAAAGATATTTTTGGAGGATTTGATTTATTCAATCCTACAGCAGGTAGATTAAAAACACCTAATCCAGGAGAAGCTGAAATAACAGATATTCCAGTGGAATCAAGTGTTACAAAAGAAGAAAAGGATAGAAAAGTAATTGAAGATCAAGAACTTAATATCCCAGGTTCATTTGACAAAGAGGCAAAGCTTGATAAGAAAGCTGAAGTTAAAACAGAAAAGAAAGAAAAATCTTCTGTTGAAACACCTGATACTGAGGCTGTTAAAGAAACTACTAAAGAGGGAGTAGTAAAAGAAGAAAAACCAGCTGTAAAAGAAGAACCAGTTGTTGAAGAAGCTTTCTCATTTAAACCTCTTATTTCTTATTTAGGAGATAAAGGTATAATTGATCTTGAAGATGGTGAGATTGAAAAACTCACAGATGATGAAGATGCTTTAGAAGGTGTAATTAGTAAAACAATTACAAAAAACATATCAGAAGGAATAAATGATTGGAAAGAATCATATAATCCTGAAATTCAAGAACTTTTAAAGTTTGTTGAATTAGGTGGTAAACCTAAAGATTTTTATGATGTATATTACGGAAATACATCATTTGAAAATTTAAAAATAGATAATGAAGATAATCAGAAATTTGTCATTAGACAAGGATTAAAATTATCTGGTTGGGAAGATGCTGAAATTGAAGAAGAATTAAAAGATTATGAAGATCTTGGTAAATTAGAAACCAAAGCTTCTACACATCTAAAGAAACTTCAGGTTTATGAAAGAAGCCAAAAAGAAAATTTAATTAAAGCACAAGAAGAAAATAATTTAAAAACTCAAGAAATCAATAAACAATATTGGAATTCTCTTAAAGAAGAGTTATTTAAAAAAGAAGACATTCAAGGATTTAAAATAAATCAAAAGGAAAAAGAACAACTCTGGGATTATATGTCAACACCTGATAGAAAAACAGGTAAGACTAAACTCCAAGAACATAATGAAACAAATAAAGATGCTCAATGGCTTTATGCCTATTTAGCAAAAAATAATTGGGACATCAGTAAACTTGAAAGAGATGTTAAAACAAAAGTGACATCTGAACTCAGAAAGAATCTTGGTAAATTTACAGATGATAGAAATAAACTATCAGGAGCCAGAGATAATGCCAGAGAAAAAACAAATGAAGATACTGATCCATTTGGTGGATTTGATAAACTAAAAATAAAATAACTAAAAAAATAACAAATGAATATTAATGATTTACAAATAAGCAAAGGTAACTGGCACTCAGGACTAACCCAAGCTACACACTTACACAGTTTCTTTTTGACCAAACCAGCTTTGGCATCTGCTGTTGTAACACTTGTGTATAACAAAGTTAATGGATATAAAAATGCTCTTTCTACCCTAACCACTGGTCTTGGTAGATCTAAAGAACTTAATGGTATTCAATACAGATGGCCTCTTATGGGAGATTCCCAAAAAGCAGTTGCTGTAACAAGAGCTTTCACTGATGGTGGATCAACTCCTGGTATTGCAGGTTCACAATTTAGAGTGGGTTTTGCAGAAAAATGGTTTGCATTTGGTGATGTATTGAAACCAGATTCAGCTACAAATATTGTTGCTAGAGTAATGTCTGAGCCTTTTCAAGAGGGTTCTGATTACATCTACAATTTACAATTAGTTACTAATGATCCTACACTTTATCTTGATCCTACACTTATTGCTGTTGGTAAAGAATTCTCTAAAGAATACAACGTAGTATCTCATGATCATTCTAGAACTTCTGGAGAAACAACTTATGCCACTCCTTTCTGGATGGAAAATTATATGACCACTTTTAGAAAGAAATATTCTATCACTGGTGCTGCTCACTCACAAGTACTTGAAATTGCATTAGTTGATCCAGAATCTGGAAAAACTACTACCACTTGGGTAAAATATGCAGAATGGGTATTCTGGATGCAGTGGATGGATGAATTGGAACTTGCTTTCATTTATGGTCAACTGAATGTTAAAGCTGATGGAACTACTGATATGAAAGATATCAATGGTAATCCAATCTACACTGGTGCAGGTGTTGAACAACAAATTGCTCCAGCTAATAAAAGGTATTACACAAGGCTTACTGAAAGAGTGATTAGATCATTTATGAATGACTTGTCATTTGGTGGTAATGATCCAGGTCCAAAGAAATATGTTGCATTGTGTGGTAGAGGATTTATGGATCTGTTTGACCAGGCAATGAAAGTGTCAGCTTCTAACTATAAACTGGTTGATAGTAAATTTATCACTGGTTCAGGTTCTGAAATGACTTTTGGTGGTCAATTTAAAACATATATTGGTTTGAATGGTGATGAAATCACTTTGAAAGAGATTCCAGCTTATAACTCAATTTTGAGAAATAGAGCTTTGCATCCTGACACTGGATTACCAATTGAATCTTACAAAGCTACCTTCCTGAACTTTAAAATAGGTACTGATGGTGAGTCTAATGTTATGAAAGTTTATAACAAAGACAGAGAAATGGTATCTTCTTATATTGAAGGATTGTATGGTCCTTTTGGTCCAAAGAGAAATGGAACAAGTGCATCAGCAGTTGATGGATATGATTTCCATGTAATGTCAGAATGTGGTATCATGATTAAAGACCCAACCAATTGTGGGCAGCTCATACTTGATGCGGCGGCACTTCTTGGATAATTATAAAATTATTAGTATATTTACACTATGTTTATATACAAAGTAACAAATAGAATAAATAATAAAATTTATATAGGTTTAACAGTTCAAACAATACAAGAAAGATTTTGGCATCATCATTATGAGGCTAGACAAGGATCAAAATCCTACTTTCATAGAGCATTGTTAAAACATAAACCAGAAAATTTTATAGTAGAACAAATAGATATAGCTTCTTCAATTGAAGAACTAAAACAGAAAGAGATAAATTATATTAAACAATATAATGCAACCAATAGAAAAATTGGTTATAATCTTTCTGAAGGTGGAGATGGAAGTCCTGGAAATAAACTTTCTGATAAAACTAAAAATAAAATTAGACAAAAAGCTTTAGGTAGAACAGCATCAGAAAAAACCAAGATTAAAATGAGTTTATCTAAAAAAGGTAGAAAAGCTCATCCAAATACACTAATTAGTATAATAGAAAGAAATATAATTAATAGTAAAAAAGTAGCTATATTTCATATTTCTGGAAGACTAATTAAAATAGTAAATAGTATTACAGAATGTAGTAAATATTTCAACTGTAGCAGACCATATATTCAGTCAAAGCTAAATAAAACAGAAGATATAAATAAAACATTTAAAAGAGAATACATATTAAGAGTAGTTTAACAAAAAATAAAAGGAAATGGAAAACAGAAACAGAAGAGTGGAGATTAGATCTCTGAATAAAAATAAGTTTGGTGGACTATCACTGTATCCTTATTCAAGTGGTACAGTGTTAGTACCTCAACTAACAAAAGCAGGATTTAAAACAGGACTCACTAAAGAAGAAGAAACACTTTTTGAAGAAGCATTAAATCTGAAAAAAGGTGAATTGTCTAGAAAGAGTGAATTCTGGAGTGGAATTGAGAGTGAATTAAGAATAAAAAATAAAGCAATACTAGACTTAAATCTGGATTCAGATTTTCTGAAATACAGATGGATACTTGAAAATTCAAAAGTATGTCCAGCTACAAAAGATTTAAGTAAATACCCAAATGCTGAATTTGTTATTGTTGATGAAGAATCAGAAGCAGCAGAAGATGCAAAACAAATTAATTGGGAAATTAAAGCTTTTGAATCATTTGTTGAATTAACAGAAGCTGATAAAAAAGGTATATTGAAGATTTATGGTGTAAAAGCCGATTCAGCTTCAATAGACATGGTAAACAGTAAACTTCATAAGTTTTTGAAACTAGATCCAAAAAGATTTGTTCAAACAATTGAAGATAAAAATTTAAAAACAAAGGTTCTGATTGAAGAACTACTTGAATATAGTATTATTACTAAAAGCAAGAACTTCTTTAAAAATGGAGATGATATAATTGGTGCTTCTACAGATGAAGTGTTAGAATATCTGAATAATCCTAAGAACTCAAGCATACTTGCTAATTTCAAAAGTAGATTGGAAAAAGCAAAAAAATAAAGCATAAATGACCATATCTCAACTACATCAAGCTTTTAAGATTGGGTTGGATAAAATAGATAGTCTTGAGTATCCTGATATAGCACCAGAAGAAATAGACTTCCTACTTAACCAGGCTGCTGATAGATTTGTTAAGCAGAGATATGGAACAACAAATATAAAGAGGCAATCTTTTGAGGAAACTCAGAAAAGAACAGAAGATTTAAAAACGCTGGTAAAATCAGCACAATTAACTCCTGAAGCCTATAGTGTTGACAATATATCTACAACATCAAGATTTTATACACTTCCTGATGATCACAGATATATAGTACAGGAACAATGTAATATAACATATAATGATTGTCATGGTAATCCAATTACAAGTAAAGTACTTGTAAGACCAATTCAACATGATGATTATGATAAAATACTAACAGACCCTTTTAACAGACCTAGTAATACTAAAGTGTTACGTTTAATGTCAGAAGGTAAAGTAGAAATAATAACAGGAACAGCATATACATTAGGTACTTATTATTTAAGATACTTAAAATTAATGACCCCTGTTAGTTTATCTGGAAACATAACTTTAGAGCTACCAGTAGATACACATCAAGAAGTTGTAGATATAGCAGTAGATATAGCGTTAGAAAACATAGAATCCAGAAGAACACAAACATTTAACAAAATTATAAATACACAAGAATAATGGCTCTATTAGATAGAATAGTTACAAAATTTGGTTTGGGAGCAATGGTGCTACCAAAATATACAAGTGCAACAGTTGGTAATGATATTATAGATGTTGTAAATGGTATATCAGATGGTACAACATCACTGGTTACACCAAGCACTTCAGGAGTTATGACATTTGGTGCAGCAAATATATATTATTCAGCAACAGGACTAACAGCATTAGCTGGAGGTGCTCAACCAGGTACAGCAGCAGGTGTATTAAGAGTAAATACAAGTTATAGATTACACAAAACAGGACTATAAAATAAATAACAATTAAAATAAAATATTAACATAAACAATAAAATAAAATGAGTACACATAGAGTACAAAATCTAGTAGTAAGCACAGATAATGCAATTGTTGCAGGTTCTTTGGCTATTAACACTACAAATATAGCAACACAAGGTAAACTTGCATTTGCAGGAGAAAACAATGTAACCCTTACTGCTGGAAATACTATCTCTGATAGTGAAACCATTAGTATTTGGAATTATATTACAGCTAATGCTTCTTTGAGAAGAACCATGAGCATTCCAGGTAGAAAAGTAACAAAATATACTGCTCTTGCTTATCAACCAGCAAGCAGAAAAGTTGTAGCTATTGGATATAACAGAAAAACTCTTGCTGGTTCTATTCCAGTAGCAGCTTCTACAGATTATCAATTCACTGTACACGTTGCATCAGATAAACAAACTTATTCTGAAAGAAACTTGAACTTCACATTGAATTTCTTGTCTTCTGCATCAGCTACACAATCAACAATTGCTACACAAATTGTAAATGCAATTAATGGACCAACTGGTTCTAATAGTTATCTTCCAGATCTATTGACTGCTGTTAAAGTAGGTGATGGTACTGGTGCTTATGGATTAACTGGTGCTACAAACTATGGTGTTGAAGTAACAGGTAATTTGCTTACACAAGCAGTTGGTTCTTATGCAATAGAAACTCCTAATTTTGATGTAGAATGTAATTCTCTTACAGGTTGGGGTCAAGGATATGTTGCTACAGTAATTAATGCTCAAGATAATGGTTCTGGAACATATCAACAAATGTATAATCTTGAAAACTTCCTGTTGGGTCAAGAAGGTCAAATGAACAGAACTTTGTGGCCTACACCAACACAAAATTTTACAGTTAGTTCTACAGCTAATTTATCAGCAGCAGTTGTTGGTACAGGTAACGTAGGTACTACTTCTGGTTCAGATGTAATCACATTTGCTACAACTAACAACATGATGAATCCTGGTGATCTAATCACTCTTGATGCTGTAAACTATGAGATTAAATATCTTATATCTACTACATCAGCAGTTCTTACATCAGCATGTGCTGCAACAGCAGCAGCAGCCACTCTTAAAAAGAGAGGTTTCTATTCTCAAATTGTAATTGAATTTACAAACCCTAATTTGATTGATGGAGCAGGTGTAAATCAAGATAATAAACAATCAGTAGTTATTGCAGTACCTTCTTGGACCACTGGTTCAGTGTTCACACTAACTTCAACAGCAGCTGCTAGTATATTAGCTCTTTTGAATCCTTATATGAACTCTCTTGGATTTGCAAGTGCAACTCTTTAATCTAATATTATAAAATAATAAAATATATTTAAAATGAATCAATTTTTAACAAAACATGTTGTAAAAGCAACATTTGATGCAACAGCCGTTGGAGCTGGATCAATTAATACAGCAGGTTATGGTCTTGGGGTATTTATACCATCAGGAGCTATTGTAACTAATGCTTTTTATAATGTAAGAACTACATTTACATCTTCAACAGATGCAGCTACTATTGCATTGCAATTAGTATCAGCAGGTGATTTGAAAGCAGCTATTGCTATCTCTGATGCAACAAATGTATGGGATTCTGGTCTACATGGACTTCTTCCTGGTTCTTATGCTGAAGCTACTGTAGCAGGTGATACCGCAGTATTAGATGCAGCTAGAAAAGCAGCTTCTTATATTCTATTGGCAGCTAACAAAGAAATCAGAGCTGTTGTAGCTGTAGAAGCTCTTACAGCAGGTGTTCTTGATGTTTACGTGGAATACTTCCTGTAAAACAATTATTGCTACTTCCTCCAGGTTTACGTTTTCCCTTCCTTTACTTTTTCCTGGAGGTTAGTAGCTTTTTTATTTGCGCTTTGCGCTAAACATATAAAATAATATAATGAGCCTAGTATTATCATTCAATATTTGCCAAGCAAATACGTGTCAGTCTATGACTTTCACAGAAACAACTGGTGCTTATTCTGCTTCTAATTTAACAGGTTGGGGTACTCCTAATGAAGCAACATCAGATGCACTAGCTGCATATCTCTATATCACTGATCCAAGTGGTACAACATTTACAATAGATTTATTTGCTCAAACTCCTGCGTGGCCTACAACAGATGATACACAAGAGTATGAAATTACACCCACTGATTTAAGTCAGGGAAATGGTAATTTTTCAGATGGACTTTATAAGTTTGTCTATAAGGTGTATTTTGATGAATTAGGAACAGACACTGTTCAAACTACAGTTTATCAATTCTTTTATTGCAACATTAATTGTTGTGTAAATCAAATGTTTGCAAAAATAACTGATCCTAGTTGTGATTGTCAGGCAGATGCTATAGCAGTAGCTTCTAAAGCAGATGCTTTATTGACAGGACTTAAAAGAGCAGCAGCTTGTGCTAAAACAAGTTTATTTGACAGTCTTTTAACAATATTACAGAAACTCTGTACTAATTCTAATTGTAACACTTGTAACTAATGTGTACAACAGGATGTAATGAAACTTCAATAGTTATACCAATTGGTGCTCCAGGAGAAGATGGTCAACCAGGTGTAGCTTATAATGGATCTGATGGTATAGAAGAACATGTTGTATTTGATACAGCTTTAGATACATTCTATAGTGTTCAAAACTTTATTGATGATTCTACAGATTTTGCTCAATTCCAAATAGCTGGTTATTTCATATTCCCAGGAACAGATAATTTAGCAGGAATTAGTCCAAATAAAGCTTATATATCTGTAGCAATATCAAATACTTCTTGGTTAGTAAGACTAAGAGATTCTGATAATCTAATTATAGCTGAATCTACATCAATAACAGGATCATCTGTAGCTATATTTGATCTAGGGGCATTATCTAATATACCAGCAGAACTAGATCTTTGTACAATAGAGGTATTTCCAGAAGATTTAACAGATTTAACAGGAACAATTCAAATAGAAAACTTACTTTTAATACAAGAATAAAATGGCAGATTGTGGATGTCCTCCAAATGATAGTGCTTTAGTAGAAGGTCCAGCTGGAGCAAATGGTGAAAATGGAGCTGATGCTACATGTGAAGATGGAACTAATGCTAAAAGTAGAATAGACACTTCCTTTGGTAATGGTATATCATCCACATCAAATAGTTGGACTACAATAGGATACATATTATTCCCAGGAACAGCTAATATTCCACAGGCTCTCACTAAGATTTATGGGGCTTTAAACACTACAGGGAATGGATATGCAAGACTTACTAGTACATTAGGTACTGTAGCTACATCTGCTAACTTTAGTAATGGTAATGTGGCTCTAATTGATTTTGGAACTATAACACAAGCTAATTTATCAGCAGGTGTACAATTGTTAACATTACAGGTATTAGCTAATGGTGGATCTGTAACAGCATATGCTCTCTCTTTATTGGCAATATAATGACAATTATAACTTATTTAACAGCTTTAGACTTAGGGCGTTCAGCTCAAACTATTGGGTGTGCAATAGGTGAATTAGCTTATAAAACAGCTAGAGATTTCTACTATGGTAGAAAATGTGCAGCAGATAACCTAAGAAAGCTTAAATTAGCTAACGCTTATTTAAGAATAATAGAAGAATATCAATCAATATCAGCTGATCCAACAAGTACAGTTAATTGTCTATCAGAAGAAGATATGCAAGGAGTTATATTTCCTTCAGTATCAGCATTATTAAATGTAACACTTCCAAATCCAGGAACAATAGTATCTGTATTAGTTATACCAACAGACTTTGGAAATACAAGAATAACAGAACTAGGGGATATAAGAATAATAGATAATGATAATCCAAGAATTATAGAATAATAAATACTAAACATGCCAAGTTATAAAATATCACAATTACCAGCAACAGGGGGTGTAACAGCTGGAACTTTATTTGAAATATCAAAATCAGGTGTTTCAGAGAAAGCTACATTAACAGAAGTTACAGCTCTTGTAACAACAGCTTATATAGCAGCAGATGCTGTTGTAGCAGCTAGTGTTACAGCAGAAGCAACAACAAGAGCTAACGCAGACACTGCTTTAACAACAGATGTTAATTTAAGACTTAAAGCTGACGGAAGTACACCACTAACAGCTGATTGGGCATTAGGTTCATTTAAAATTACTGGATTAGTAGATCCTACAGTACCTCAAGGAGCAGCCACAAAAGCATATGCAGATTTAAAACTAGCATTAACTGGTGGTACAATGTCTGGAGCAATTGCTATGGGTACTAATAAAATTACAGGAATGGGTGATCCTACAAATCCTCAAGATGCTGTAACATTAGCTTATTTAACTACAGCAAGTCTTGGATTTTGGTCATTAACAGGAAATTCTCCTGGAAATGATACTTCTTTTATAGGAACATCTGATAATCAAGATTTTCTATTAAAAACAAATGCTACTACAAGGATGTATTTCCTTAAAACAGGTGAAGTGGGAGTAGGAATTACACCAGATTGGAAATTAGATGTAGCATCTAATAATGAAACCACAGCATATTGTGGTACATTACAACTAAGAAATATAGGATCTGGATTAAATTACACAGAAACAGCTATTAATTTTAATTCCTCATTATCAGGAAATGCTGATTTTTTCACAGCAAGAATTGTAGCACATTGGGATGGTACATCTGCTAACTTAGATGCAAGGTTATCTGGACAAGTAGATAGTGGAAGTGGTCTTGTAAATGTATGGAGTATAAGAGGTGGTAAATTTGGTATTTTAAATACAAATCCACAAGAAGCTCTGGATCTTGTTGGTAATCAACAAACTGTAGGACAAACTTTTTCAAAGAAATATACACTAACAGATGGTGCTACAATAGCTTTAGATTGGAATAACTCTAATGTACAATATGTAGTATTAGGTGGAAATAGAACATTTACATTTGCTAATCCTAAAGATGGAGCTATATATACTCTTTTAATTAAACAAGGTGGAGCAGGATCTTATACATTAACATGGCCTGCTACAATAGCTTGGGGTGGTGGAGCTGCACCCACTCTTACAACTACAGTGGGTAAAACAGATACTATTAGACTTGTATATGATGCAACTAATACAAAATATTATGATATTTCTACAGTGTTGAATCATTAAAATTAGTATATTTACAAAATATAAATAAAATCAAAGAAAAATGGAAAACAAAAAATTATTAGATGAACAAAAAGCTCTTCTAAATAAACAATTAGAAGAACAAAAGAAAACAGAACAAGAATTAGCTAAAAATCTTGAATTAACAAGAGCTAATATTAATGGTATTTTAGGAGCTTTACAATATCATGATTATCTTGTAAATAAATTAAATAACACTGCTACAGAACCTCAAGTTAAAGCAAAAGAAGAAGCTACAGATACTATATTTGACGAAGTAACAGATTAAAAATAACAATATTAAAATACAAACACAATGGTTGGTGGAACAGAAAATCTCTTATATTTAAGACAACTTTTACAAGCTACAAGAAACAGTTATAAAGCATGTGGTTATCAACAACTAACAGTTGATGGAACAGTAGCTAGTTTAACAATACCTACAGGTGCTGTATATGCTTTAATGTCTTTAGAATCAAGTGCTACAGGTGTAGCCATAAGATTCTTAGAACTAGGAACTAAAACTCCACCAACCACTACTACAGGAATGGGAAGATCAAATCTTGACACATGGGACATAGTAGACACAGCAAATTTGAATAATTTTAGAGTAGTACAAGCACAAGCTGGTACACATACATTAAATATTCAATATTATTCTTTTGAATAATATATAAATAATTGTCATGGCATCAAGATATTGGGTAGGAGGAGGCAGCTCAACTGATTGGGCTGCAACTGGCAATACTAACTGGTCTGCTACATCTGGAGGGGCAAATAATGCCTCTGTACCAACAACATCTGACGATGTATTTTTTGATGCAAATAGTGGATCAGGATCTGCTGTAATCAATGCTGCTGCCAATTGTCTTAGTGCAACATTTACAGGATTTACAGGAACACTAACTCACAATGCCTTTACATGGACTATTGTTAAGAGTTTGACTATGGTTTCTGGTATGACCTATACAGCATTAACTAATAACGCTTCATGTAAAATAACATTTAACGATACAGCGTCTGGAAATACAATTACAACTGCTGGTAAAACTCTTCCAAGTTTATTAATATTTGGAGTTGGTGGTGTATGGACATTGCAAGATAATATTACAGCACAAACAACTACAATTACAAGTGGAACTTTCGATGCAAATAACTTTAATTGTGCTTTATTAAAACTTATAACAAGTAGTTTAACTATCCTTAATATGGGAAGTGGCACATGGACAATTTCTGGACTCACTACAGCTGTAATAATAGACGCAGCTACAACATTCAATGCGGGAACTGCAACTATTGTGCTTAGTAATACCGCAAACACTACGAAAACTATTAATTTTGGAGGTAAGGAGCCTTATAATCTTATTATAAATGCTAACGCTGGAGCAAGTCATCAGTATCATTTTACAAGTAATTTCTCAGTAGGTAATAATTTTACCGTAAATGGTCCAAATAGATTAAATTTCCTTGCTGGGGAGGGTTTTCTGTTTAATAATATAACATTTAATACTGGTCCATCTGCTAGAATTGAACTTTTTGGAGATGATCCATTAGTTACACAATGGAATTTAGTTGGAAATGGAGGTATATATGGATTTAGTTATTTAGATATAACAGATAGCGCAGCATCAGGTGGAACATGGAATAATACAGATGGAGTAGATAATGGAAATAATACTGGATGGAATTTTATAACATCACCAGTTACAGCAGGATCTTCATTTTTTAGTTTAACTGGTAAAATAAAAAGAGTATTTAAAGAAATTTTAGTAAAAAGTTATAAACCACTATCTAATTTTAATCATAAATACTAATGAGCAGTCCTGTAATTAAAAATAGTAGAAGAATAGTTTCCTCATCAGGAGGATCTGGAGGAAGTGGTGGAGGTACTGTTACATCTGTAAATTCAGGAACTGATATTACAGTAGATAATACAGATCCTGCTAATCCTATTGTCAATTTTACAGGAACTTATCAAGACCCAATTACGGTAGTTGCTAATTATAGTGCATTACCAGCAGTAGGAACAGTTACAGGTAAGTTCTATTGGTGTTCAGCGTCACAGGGTACTAAATGGCTTCCAGGATCATTAGGAGGTACATATTATAGTGCAGGTATGTATTATAGTAATGGTGTAAGTTGGGAATTTTTAGATGTACCATATAATGCTACACAAGCAGAAGTAAATACAGGAACTAATACAGATAAATTTGTTACTCCTGCTACATTAGCAAGTGCTACTACTGTTATACCATCAACAGGAACTACAGGAGATATTGTATCATTTAGTGCTGCTAATACACCAAGTAGAATAGCAGATGTTGCAGTGGGAAGTTATTTAAGAAGTGGGGGTGTTACTACATTACCATTATGGAGTACATTAAAATTACCCAACAGCGCAACGGCTAACAGGTTGGCCTACGCAACGGCAACAAACACATGGGGAGATAATTCTCTATTAACGTTTGACGGCACAATCTTTACAGCAAATGGATTAAAGTCAAATGCCAGCGGAGCGTATATAGGGGCTACCGCAGCAAGTGCAACTGTTCCGCTAAATATAACGGTAGGACAGAATAATAAAACATCGCTAAATATTACCAACAGCACAGCGGGAGCAAGCGCAAGCTCAAGGCTTGAAATATTTAATGATGTTGGCTCCGTTATAAATTTCGGTTTAAACTCATCCACAACAACACCGTATGGAATGAACGCCGCAGGGGATGGATATATATACAGCGGGCGTTCGTTTGGTATAATGTCTGATGTTGTTGGTGGAGTAATTAGGTTTGCAGCAGGCGGAAATTCACAAATAGCGCAAATAAATAGTTCAGGGTTAAGTATAGGCTCAACAGCAGCAGCAACGAGTAGCCCAATAGCTGTAACTGGAAGTTCAAATAATAGAATATCAATAGAGGTTCAGAATACGCACTCGTCAGGTAATTCATCTTTTTATTTTCAAAATAACAGAGGGTCATTTGCTACTTACGGAGGTCTATTAACGTGTGGATCAGCGCACGCCTTAAATTTCTTAGGGGTGACAAGTGCTGACAAAACATACTTAATTTCAGATGGAGCAAGCAGTACTGGTTTGGCTATTGGTACTCTAACAGCTGACCCTTTAAATTTTGGGACTAATAACACTAATAGGGCCACTATATCAAGCGCTGGATTAGTTACATGGTCAGCTGCCTACCATGTACTTGCAGCAGGAACCGCAACGGCAAGCACAGCTCCACTAAAATTTACTTCTGGAACAAATCTTACAACAGCAGAAGCAGGAGCAATGGAGTACAATGGTACAAATCTGTTCTTTACAAGGGCTGGAACAACAAGAGAAAATATTGTGTGTGCAAGTGCTGTAAATTCTGTTTCACCAACAGCTCCAGATAGAACAATAACAGTAAATATTGGAGGAACAACTTACTATATAGCAGCTAAAACAACTAATGACTAAATAACATGGCAAGAGAATTATCATTAAAAAAAGAAACAAAAATTATAATCATTCCAAAGGAAGAAGTTGTATTAAAAACTGATAAAATATCAGTAGATTTAGTAACTGATGATGGTAAGGCTGTCATTGCTCATATATCATTTTTTAGTGGTACAGGAGCTACTAAAATTTTAACTTTGTGGGAAGATAAGGTTAATGAAGAAGGAGAAGTTATTAGTAATTCTTATACTAAAATAGGTCAATGGACAGATGATGATGTAAATAATAGAATAATTGAACTATTGTAATAAAAACATGGATAATCAAGAAAAGAACATATTAGAAAAAATACATGGTTGGATTATAGATGCAAGATCTTCAATCATTGTATGGGTGCTAGGAATAACTGTTACGTCTATAGGAGCTATTATATTAGCTGCTTATAGTGATCATAATAAGATTTCTGCTCATGATAATATTCTAACTAAAGATTATCCAAAATATACTAAGAGAGTAGATAGTCTATCTATATTACCACTATTAGAAGCACAAGAAATAGCTAATATAAAGAAAGAACTAGGAGAAATAAGAAAAAATCAAACTATAGATAGACAAGCAGCTTCTAATGATGCAAATGATCTTAGAAAAAGACAAGATGATACATATAATCTTATTATAGAAATAGCAAGAAATAGTAAGAAATAATGAAGAATAAATATATCATACTTATTATAGTTTTATTAGTATCTTGTATAGAACAAAGTGCAAAAAAACAGATATTAAAAGGAACAGAAGACTCTTTAAAATTAGAGATAGTAAGAAAATTAATAGTAGATCTGCAAAAAATAAGCACTATTAAGATAGAAGATTCATTATTAAAAATAGAAAACCAAAAATTAAAAGATAAGTATTTCAGTGCTATTAATTATGCTTTAAATGGTAAAGAAGCTGATATTAAATCTATATATTTTCAACAAAAGTCAGAAGGACTAAATGACCAAAAGAAGATTTTTGAAAAACAAGTGATCGAAGTAAATAAAAAATATGAACAATCAATTAGAGAAAATGAGAGATATAAATACAAATTAGCTGAAGAATATGAAAAAAGAAGTAACATATTAAGAGATAAAGCCGTATTAGAACAAGAGTTAAGTGAAGCAAGCAGACTATTAATAACAGGATTTACAATAAATGGAATAGGAACTACTACAAATCTATTAGGTAAAACAAAAGAATTTAATACAGATCAGGCTTCTAAAATAAAGAAAACAAAAATAGTTTTTTCACTACCAACTAATAAATTTGCAACAAAAGAAGAAAAAAGAATATCTGTAATTATAAAGAGTACAGATAAAAAGGATGATATAAAGAAAGACACTATTGTTAATTATGTTGGAACAGAATGTAAAATAAACCTGATCCTGGAAAATAAAAAAGAATTTAAAGAAGGAACACATATAGTAAATGTTATAATTAATAATAAATTACAACCAGAAGAAAAATTCCAAGTTAAAAAATGAAAACTATATTAGCCTTTTTAATAGCAATTCTTATTATAGCATGTACAGTAGGAGTCTCTCATAAAATTATAGTTAATAGCTATTCTGATAGTCCTGATACACTATATCAAAAAACAAACAAGAATTACAACATCACTATAGTTAATTATCCAGTAGATACGACAGACATTAAGAAAGCACCTAAACCCATGAAATAATGGCTAGTAGAGACACAAAAGATCTTAATTATATATTAAGAGAAGCTTATTATAAAGCTATAGATGAATATAAAAAGTTATATCCATTAGATTCTCAACCATTTGTAGTTTGTACATATAGATCAAATGAAGAACAAACTGCTCTATATAATCAACCAACAGATGGTAAAGACAATAATGGTAATGGTATTATAGATGAAGCCAGTGAAAAAGTATCTCAAGCTAAAGCTGGACAATCTCCACATAATTACAATCCATCATTTGCTTTTGATATAGCTTTTATCAATTTAAAACAAAAATTAGATTGGAATATCAATTTATTTAAAAAATTTAAAGATATAATTAAAAAAATAGAACCTCAGATTGAATGGGGTGGAGACTGGAAATTTAAAGATTATCCTCATTTCCAATTATTAAATTGGAAAAGTTATATACCAAAATAATATGATCCTAATTACATTAATAGTTTTAGTAATAATGCTATATTTTATTGATAAATTAGATAGAGATAATAAAGACAATGAAAATATCTAAATTTGATAAATTTAAACTTATTGGACTTTGTATTAAAGCTGTAACAGGTGTAATAGGAGGAAGTATGGTGTTAGCTGAAGGACATCCATATTTAACATTAGCTGTATTAGCTGTAGGAGCATTAGCTAATGAATTAGTATCTTTTATAAAGGATAAAGAAAACAAGGGAAATACAGGAACAAATGACAACAGCCCAGATTAACACTATAAATAGGAATAAATCTGCACAGCTAAACTTCATTTATGTAGATACAACTAATCATCAATATCCAATTTATTATATTGGATTACAAGATGGTACATTAACAAGATTACTTTCATATAATTCATCATCAAGTAGTAGTGGAAGTGGTAGTTTGTCTGGTATAGGTTTACCAAATTCACAAATATTTGTTGGTAATGCTTCAAATTTAGCTCAAGCTGTTCCACTATCAGGAGATGCTACAATAGTTCCATCAGGAGTATTAACACTAGCTAATACAGGAGTAGTTGCAGGAACATATGGAGATCAACTAAATGTAGCCACTACAACAGTAGATTCTAAAGGAAGAGTTACAGCAATAGCAAATACCCCAATAGATCTTATAATCAGCAAAACACACGCTGAAATAACTACATTAATTTCTACTTCTGGATTACAAGAAAGTTGTTTATATTTTATATCAGATAAAAACGTATATTTAACAGCTACATCATCAAGTACACTATCAACAACTGGTATATTAAAAGCTACAAATGCTGACTATAATAATGTAACAACTAATTTTATAGGTGTATGGGAAGGAACAATTTTAGTAGAATATAACAATTTAGTTGGTTCATTTCAAATAGGAGAGTTAGTAAACTGTAGTGGAGGAGGTCAACTTGAAGTACTAAGAAAAGTAGCCATAAACATAAATAACACAAGATATTTTCAATGTATCAGTACTAATGGAACATTACCTGTTGCAGCTGAAACTATGACAGGTGTAACAAGTGGTTCCACAGGAACAATAATTTCTGTAACAAGTACAGCTATATCGGGATCAATTGCTGCTAATAAAATAATGTCATGGAACAATTTACATTATGTAAATACAACAGGATCAGCAACTATTCAACATCCAAAATATGATACAACTAATTGGACAGCATTAGCTACAACAGATAGTTCTTATCAAATAGAATATGATAGAATAACATATAACTTTACAAGTGATCTAATAACAACAAGAGAAGATAAAAGAGGAAATGTTGTTATGGATAAAGAGGGAATATCAACATTAAGATTTCAGTGGGGTAGAAACACTGTATTTGGTAATAATATATATAGTTTTGATTTTACAGGATGGAATGCTGTTACAGCTCAAACTAATTTATTCATACAAGATTCTGGATTTTATATATCAGATAAAGCAAATTTTAGTTTTACTTTAGTATTAAGTAGATCAACATTTAATGCTTTTAGAGATTCAGACGGATTAGCATCAGATGTAACACATAGTAATTTAACTATGTACGATGGTAATTGCAGACACATTGGTTTACATAATTTTGGAGATGTAACAGTAGTAGATTCAACAGGAAGTATATCTGATACAGAAGTTAGAGGAGCTACATTGATGTTAATTGGTAATAGTGATATTAATTTTTGTAATATAGATGGCGGAACACCAAGTTTACAAAAAATATTTACAAATGAGAGTCATTCAAATAAATCATACAAAAGAGATGTTTTTAGTACATTTGAAACAGCAATTTCACAAGCATTTGGTCTTACAACACTAACCTTAGATTCTGATTTATATGGTGTTTATAATACAACAATAACAGGAGGAGTGGCTGCAATAGATACTATCGCTAACATGCCTACATATATGTCAGTTCAAATATTAGCAAAAGGAGCTAATAATATAGGATTTGTAAATGGAGCTACATTAATGTTAAAAGGTGGTGTAAATCAAACATTAATTCCTGGAAATGAAGATTGGATAGAACTACAAAATTTAAATGGAACAACAAAAGAAATAAATATAGGACAATATTAAAATGGAAAAACTAAAAAATTACACAATAATAGCATTATTTATAGGAATAATTATTCTATTATTAACAAGAGGATGTGGACATTCTTGTCCAACAAGTTCAACTAAAATTATAACTAAAAAATCTGTAGTAACAAGAGTTGACACTGTATGGCAAGATAGAACAAAAATAATTACTAAAACTATATCTATTGGACATCCTGTTTATATAGAAAAAGCTGATTCTTCTAAAATATGTGATAGGATAAATACATATAAAGACTCTCTTATTGATTCTAATATAACTATCAGACAAACATTAAAGGCTCAAGGAGAACTTAAAAGTAATATAATGTCATATGAATTACATGTACCTTTAAGAATAACTAAAACTATAACAGTAACAGATAGTGTATTAATAACTAAATATGGAATGAATCATTATTCTGCTTATGGTGGACTTACAATAGGTGGTAATCAAAATACTCTATCATCTATACAACCATTCATAGGAATTAGATATAAAACCACCTATGTAAATTATGGATATAACCTTGTAAATTCAACACATAATGTTGGAGTTGCAATAAATCTATTTAATATAAAATAATATGGCAAGTGCTCAATCTCTAATAACAGATATTCGTAATATAGCATCATCTGGTCCAACACCTGTAGATTTTAGAATATCTGATGATGAAATACTTCATTGGATAAATGAAACCAGAAGTATGATGATTAATCAAGCTATTCAGAAAAGGCAGGATATTTCTGATGTTTGGATACAAACAATAGGTTGTTTAGCATTAACAGAAGTTGATACATCAGAATGTTGTGAAGTTACAACAGATTGTTACATGCTTAGAAGTGAAGTACAACTTCCTCCTACAATAGAAACAGATGGTATAAACATGATTATGCAGGTAGCTGGAATAGATGGTTCCACTGTTATAGCTAAAATTAATCCATTTAGATCAAGATTCAGAGCATATAATAAATTTGTAAAAAATACACCAGGTTGGTATTTAAAAAATCGCTATCTTTACATCACTAATAGTGATCTTTCATTAGGAATGGTTTCTCTAAAAGGAATATTTGAAAACCCACTAGACCTTAATAGTTTTGTAGATTGTAATAATCAATCTTGCATTACACTGGAATCTGAATATCCTATGTCTTTAAAAATGGCTAATGATGTAACCAATTATATAATTAATACAAAAGTAAAACCTTATATGTTAAATGGTCAGGATACTAAAAATAATGCTAATGATGAAACTGGACCATTAGGAGGACAACCAAAAGTATAATAAAACATGGGAAAATTAAGTAAAGGGACAAAAGACATATACAAATTTTACAAAATAAGATGTAAAACTAAAAATGTCAAACAACAAAATCTGGAATTTTGTGCAAAAATATGGGAAGAATGTAATCTTAGAATAAGAGATGTTCTATTAAAAGAATCAGATGTATTTAAATTACCAGTTAGAGGAGGTAATTTGAGAGTAAGAAAGAAGAAAATAGACTACAGTAAAGTACCAGATAATAAGTTTAAAATTGATTATGGTACAACAATGAAACTTGGACATACCGTATATTATACAAATGACTATATATACAAAGTAATATGGGAGAAAAATCAAGTGAAATTACCAAATAAAAGTTTTTATTTCTTTAAAGCCTGTAAACATTTAAATAGAGAACTGGCTAAATGTATTAAAGTGGATAAGATTGATTACTTTGAATAACAAATAACAATATGATAGCAGGTAAAATTAGTTACAAATATATAATTGAGAAATTATACAGAGATCTTGGATTAAATGAAGAACTTCCAGAAGCAGACCTTATTGAATGGTTAGGGGAAGCACTTCTATTTATAGGAGCCTTTAGACAATTTGATTCAAAAACAGTTATTCTTGATGTAGAAAATCATAAAGCATGTCTACCTACGGGCTTCTATAAACTACAAGAAATTACTTATAATAATGCTGTAATGTATTGGGCTGGTAATAGTATGATAGCTGCTTGGTGTTGTCCTGAAGCACAAATACCTGTATGTCTGGATGTAGATAGTAATGCAGGTGGTTCTCAATGTGGAAACACTTTCTATATAGATAATTATACATTACATACAACAGTTAGTGAAGGAAGAATACCAATTACATATTTATCAATAGATGTAGATGAAGATGGATTTCCTTTAATACCAGATGATGTTTACTATTTTGAAGCATGTAAAGCTTATGTAGTTAAACAATTAGACTGGAGAGAATGGAGAAAAGGTAGAATTCCAGATAAAGTTAAAGATGATTCACAGATGAGATGGGATTTCTATGTACAAGCTGCAAGAGGAGCTGCCAATATGCCTAATGCTGCACAATTGGAGAACCTGAAGAATAGATTAGTGAGACTAATTCCACAAACCTATGCTTACTCACAATTATTTAGAGGTGGACAAGAACAGCGTTTTATTAAATAATATAAAGTAAAATATGGATGGTATAGCAATCAATAGTTTTAACAAAGGTCTTAATCAGGATTTTGCTAAAACAATTCAACAGAAAGATTCTTATTTTAATGCTCTTAATTTTAGAATAATGACAGAAAGTGGACAATCCACTGGAATCTTATCTAATGTTAAAGGTAATACTCTTGCTATAACTTTTCCTGATACAGGTAATTATATCAAACTATCAGGAGGAACTGTATTAGGTAGAGGAATAATTACAATGACTTTTGATATAACTGTTACAGAACAAGATGGTACTATAACATCAGAAACAATAACTTGGACAACAGATGGTAGTGCAGCATATTGGGTAGAACTTGCAACAATAATAAATACTAATTCAGTATTGAATAACTTAGGAGTAGTAGCTTATGCCGAAGGAACACATGTATTTTTATATTCAACTATATATGCTGATTTAACATTAACAAATTATTCAACATTAAGAATAAATTATTCAACAGTTATCTCAGCTCAAACTAATTTAATTCCAATTGGAAGTACAAACATAAGAGATGAAATAATCATTCTTACAACAAGTGAAGATAACCTACTTCCATCAGAAAGTGATGCTGATGGTACACCTAATCCTGGTGTAGGAACATCATTAAATGTTGGACAAATATGGAAGTTAACATATGATGCCAGTAAAATAGATCAAGATCCTCTTCCAGCTAATGTATTCACTCTTGAACTATTATATAACAACAAATTAAACTTCTCTAAAAAATATCCTGTAGCTCCAACAGCTATAACAGGTAATTATGAAAATGATACCACTAAGAAGATATATTGGTGTGATTTTTATAATAAAATGAGATATTTTAACACTGCTGATCCTGATGGTTTTTTCCTGGATTTAAGTCTTATAGACAGTGTTCCAAATAATGATCAGAGTAAAGTGATCATGCAATCTATTGGAACAACTGGTAGTCTTCCTTATGGAATGTATCAATACACATATAGACTATTAAAAACACAAGGAACTAATACAGCTTTTGCTCCATTAAGTAATTTATTACACATAGTTTCAAGTTCTGAAACAGCAGCTGATGGAAGTCCTAATAATATATATATATCAAATAGTTATGATGTTTCTACAAATACAGGTAAATCTGTAACTCTATCAATTAATGGACTAGACACTGATTATGATAGAATACAAATAGCTTATGTAAGAAGAACTACATTAACTCCTGTTCCAGATGAAATAGCTGTATTTTATGAAACAGATGTAGATAAAACTACAGGGTCTATATCTGTAACACACACAGGAACAGAAATTCTTAATATTGCTATAACTAATTCTGAACTGATTAATCCTATTAGACCAATTGATATATACAAATCAAATGCTATAAAGGATTCTTTATTATTAATATCAAATGTTAAAACAAGTAAATTAGATCTTGATTGGGATGCAAGAGCTTTTAGATGGAGTAAAAATAGTACAGGTAATGTAAATTATCCAATAGGAGGAACAGCAATGAATGCTGATTATCTTATAGGTGAAGATCCAGGTTTACTTCCTGATAATAATCCTAATCAAGCTCCTACAAGTTGGAACAACTATTTATATCAATATAATTCAACAATATTAGGGGGAACAGGAGCTAATATAGCTTATCAATTTGTACATAATACAGGATATGAAACAAATATGGATTCTCAAACTAATCCACAACCTGGTCCACAATATAGAAATACAACATGGGATAATGGATCTGTTAATACAGGAATAACAGGTCAAACATATCCTTATGGAAACTTCTTTAAAGATCCAACATCTCCTTATGTAGAAGCTGTATTTAGAGGATACCAAAGAGATGAAATATATAGATTTGGCATTGTATTTTATGATAAGAAAGGATTTCCTGGATTTGTTAAATGGATAGCTGATATTAGAATACCAGCTATTTATATGCCTGATACAACTGCTGCTGACCATGAAGAAAGAACAAGTCAATTTCCTCTATCAAAAAGCTTTGGACAGAATTATTATGCTCTTCCAATAGCTATTAAATTTACAGTAAATACAAGTTCAATTAATGATCAAATATCTGGATTCTCTATTGTTAGAGTGAAGAGAGAACAGAATGATAAAACTATATTAGCACAGGGTATTATTCAACCAGCTTTTGATCCAACATTAACTCCTGGATCAGTAGTAACTCTTAAAAATGGTGCTGTATTAAATCCAAATGTTAAAATGGATACTCAGTATGCTACATTATATAGTCCAGAAACATTTTTTGAAACATTTGGACACATAGGGTATAAAAGTGGAGATACTACAGAAATAGTTGATATATTAGATTCTATAAATGGAGGAGCACAACCTGCTTATGGAGGAAATCCATATCCAGCTATTGGTGCAATTGGAACATCTGCTGTATTAAAATTATATCAAAACCAAGCACCTGCCATATTAAATGGAACATATAGGCAAGTAAATGGATCTGGCGGAGGTATAGGTAAATCTTTTATTATTAACAATACTTTTGATGTATCTCAAACAGCCATAACTTCAGGTCTTATATCTGATGGTGCAACTAAAATAGCAAATACTTCATATGGAAATGCTTATAACTCACAAGGAGGACAAGCATTACTATTAAAACTTGATTCAAGTACATTTAAATATGTAGGATATAATGGATTAACAAGTAGTTATATGTACACAGATAATTTATATAATAACTATAGAAAATATCTGGTCAATTATAAAAGAACAGTAGCTAATCAATATGGTGGAGATACATTAACTGTTAAATCTTTAAATAATTATATTTCTTGTAATCATTATCAACCAGTAAATTCATCACAAACATTATACAGTTCTGATGTATTTGGAGGTGATGTATGGATTTCTGTATTTGATCATAATGATGAAAGAAAACCTTTATTTAGTTTATACTCTGAATATGGATTTCAAAGTAGACTGGAAGCTGGTGGATCATTATCAAATTGTTATTTAGTACCAAAATTATTTGTTTGTGAATCAGCTATAAATGTTAATTGTAGATCTAAAGATGGAATAGCAGCTACAGGAGGATCATATCCAACTGTTAATACAACCTATTATTATAATGGATCTCAAAATAATGGATTAGGACTTGATATAAATGAATGTAATCAATATAATCCTATGTTTAGTATGGAGAATGATGTTGTAACATATCTTCCTAAACCTATCCCATATATAGAACAAACATCATTTGATAACAGAACTTATGGATCAAACACTAAAATTAATGGTGAATTAGCTGATTCTTGGAATATATTTCCAGCTGGAGATTATAAAGATGTAGATGGTGCTTATGGTCCTATAAATGCTATTGTTGTATTTCAGAACCAATTACACTTTATACAAGATAGAGCAATAGGAATCATCCCTGTTTATCCAAGAGCTGTATTAAATAATGCTGGTATATTAGATGCTCAATTACAAATAGGATTGGGTAATAAAATGGATAAACATCAATATATAAGCACTAATAGTGGTTCTAAGCATCAATGGAGTGTATTAGCTACCCCTAATTCTATATATTACTATGATGTATTGGCTAAAAAACAATACAGATATAGAGGTAATAATGAACCTCTGTCAGATATTAAAGGAATGCACACTTATTTTGATAGGAATTTAACAGGTGAATTCTTAAATCATGATAATCCTATTCTTAGAAAAGGAATATGTACAGTGTATGATTATAAGAATAATGAAATTATAAGCACATTTCATGATTATATCAATATAGAAGATACAAATAGCTTTACAATAGCTTATAATGAATTAGCTGATTGCTTTACATCATTTTATAGCTTTACACCAACGATCTATCTATCAAATAGGCAGATATACCTTTCACCTAGTAATAGTGTCTCTAATGCAATCTATGTGCATTCTAAGGGGTCTTATTCAAAGTTCTATAATACAGTATATCCAAGTACACTAACTACAATAGTAAATGAGAATCCTATACAAACAAAGGTGTTTGATAATCAAGTATTTGAAACTCAGGCTATTAATACCTCTGGCTCTAATCCTGTTAATATCAATGATAGTATATTCAACTCTATTAGAATGTATAATGACTATCAAAACACTGATTTCCAGACTCTTGTATATGATACAAATGTTAAGAGGAAAGAAAGAAGCTTTAATATAGCTATTCCTAGAAACAGAGTGTTATATACAGGAACTAATAGTCCTGATATATTTACAGATCTTAATTCTGGAAATAAACTTTGGGGAGAAAGAATGAGAGATAAATACCTAACATGCGATTATAGTTATCCAAATACATCAGGATATAACTTCTTGATTCACAATATAGCTACTAAATACAGGGTTTCAGCTAGATAACAATCATACAAAAATATTATACTAAATATTAGGAGATTTCAAATATAATGATTATATTATATATAACAATTTAATTACAATGGCTAAAAAATCAAAAAGCAAATATGTTCTATTAGCAAAAGCTAAGTATCCTTTTGGTGGACTAATCAATCAAGGAGCTACAGGACTTGCTAAAATGTTAGGTGCTAATGAAAATACAGCACAACTAATAGGATCAGGAGTTGCTACAGCTACAGGATTAATTCCTGGAATGCAGGACAATTTAATGCAAGGGGCTGATCTTATAGGAGATATAGGGACAGCTACAAAAGATAAAAATCTACAAAAAGTAGGACAAGTGACTAAACCAATTGCTGGACTGGCAGCTAATATGATGCCTAATGGTGGAACAGTTCCTATTTATTATGCAAGAGGAACTAAAGACGACACAGGTAAAATAAACACATCATATTATCAAACAAATATGCCTTATAAGAAAGGACAAAAGATTAATCCTTATGCTACAGCAACAAATATGGGATCTAATCCACAAATTATAACACCTGATGTATATCAAAATGCTTTAAAACAATTTCCTAATCAAATAGGATATGGACCTATTTCTGGAGATCTTAATACAACTTTTGAAAATAGACTAATTCCACAAGCAGCACAACCAATTAAACCTGGAATGCAACAATCTTTTCCTAATGGTGGAACTATTAAAGAAGATGATGTTAATTATAATGCTCAATTGGAAAAACAAGAAGTATTTCAAGAACCAGATGGTACTACAGAACAAGTAGAAGCACCTTCTCATCAAAATGGTGGAATTAATCTTAATCTGGAACAAGGTACAAGAGTATATTCTGATAGACTTAAATCTAAGAATGGAATTACATTTGCTAAAGAAGCAGAAGCTTTTAAAACCAATAAGTTTGAGAAAACATTAGAAGATAATAAAGCTGATCAATTAAAGAAAAAGACAGCTCAATTAATGTTAGAAAAGAATAAAAGAGCTTTAGATAAGATATTTGAAGAACAAGAAGCTCAAAAAGATGATAATTTTGCAAATGATGTATTTGCTTTTGGTGGTACTATGATGTATAAAGATGGTGGAATACACATTAAACCAGAGAATAGAGGTAAATTCACAGCAGCTGCTAAAAGAGCAGGTAAATCTGTACAAGAATATGCTTCTCAAATATTAGCACATAAAGAGAATTATTCTTCTACATTAGTTAAAAGAGCTAATTTTGCCAGAAATGCAAGTAAATTTAAACATGCAGATGGTGGACATATTGAATTAAACAGACTACCAACATATTTTGCAGATGGTGGAACTAAACAAGCATTCTTAGATAGAGCAATGGATAATCAGATTAAAATAGGTTATTATGCTCCAGATGGAACAGTTGGAGATACTCCTTGGGAAAATCCACCAGAACAATTTGATACAACTGATTGGAGTAATTCTGATAGAAGTTTAGCTGACCCTCTTTATAAACCAAAATTTGATTTTCAAGCTAATCCAGGTGGAATGAAAAATCCATTTAATGGAACAGGTAGTTATCCAGTTCCTGGAAGTAATCCAAATAAACCAGTAATAACACCATTTGGAACTACACCTCCAATAAATAATAATACTGGTCCTAATTGGGGTAAATTAGGTACAGAAGCTGCCATAGGAATAGCTCAAAACTTTGGACCTGCTTCTTTCTTAGCTGGACCAGATAATAAGGCAGATGTACAAGCTTATTATAACTACAAGCCAAATACTCTTGATCCTACTAATGCTTTAAGAGATGTAGATCAATCTACAAGTGCTTTAAGAAGTGCTATTCCAGGAACTACAGGAGGTTCTGGTAATTTAGCTATTAATGCTCTATTAGCCAATAAATTACAGGGAGATCAAACTAAAGCTAATGTTAGAGCTGAATATGATAGAGCTAATACTGGAATAAGAAATCAGGGAGATCAATTTAATATTGGTAATAGATATAGAACAGATGATCTTAATCAGGCTAATAGAGATAAAGTATTGAGTGCCAGATATAAAGCTAAATATGATATAGGTGAGAACTTAGCAAGACAAGGTAGTTCTATAACAAGAGAAAATAAAGCTAATCAATATAATCAAGCTTCCTTAGATATGATTCCTTCTATGTTCAGTTATTTTGAACAACATCCTGAAGCAAAGAAATTATATGAAGCATTTAGAACAAAGAGAAGATAATTTTACTTATCTTTACAAAATGAAATATATACATTATAATAAAACAAGATCATCAGAACAGTTTGGTGGTTATAATACAATAAATTTAATACCAAGATTACATTATACTACTGCTTCAATAGGAATAGCTTGGTTAGGAATTTCAATATTTATAAGATTTAAATAATATGGCAGGTAGATATTTTACATTACCAGATAGTCAATATTCAAGAGAAAGTCAGTATGTGCCTTTACCTTTTGATAGAATAATGGCTGCTGCTCAAGGTAAACAGAGACAATATGATAAAGAAAAAAAACAAGATGTAATTGACATTCTTGGTAAATCATGGAATAGATTACCTGGTGATGTAGAATCTTCTTTAAAAGCCAAACAAGAAATAGATAAACAACTACAAGATTTTACTGGGAAAGATTTATTAGATCCATCAATTAGAACTGAATGGCATAAAACTAAACAACAAATATTGAATAGATTTGGTCCTATGGGTGATATAGGGAATATTCAGGGTAATTATGATGCTTACAAAGCTTATGAAAAAGATATATTAGATAAGTCTAAAGAATTAGGTTGGACAGATCAACAATTAAGAAAACATCTTAGAGATGCTCAATATGGATTTAGTGGTACAATTAATCCAGAAGGTGGTTTTAATACATTTAATGGACAAGGATTAACTAAAAGAATTGATCCTAATCAATGGACTTCTGATAAACTTAAAGATGTAGAAGCTGAAACAGGTATAACTGGATTAAGTAGACATGGATCTCTAAATGAAGTTACAGATGCTTGGAAACATGGAGAGATAAATCATAAAGATTATACTAAAATAGTAGATTCTTTGACTAAAAGAGCTTTAGGTGATACTCAATTATTAAGTTCATTAGAACAAGAAGGTAGATTTAATGATCAACCAGGTTGGAGTAATTTTATAAAAGGAACACAAGTTAATCCTAAAACCAAAGAAACTCATTTTATTTTAGATGAAAATAATCCTTTTGGATCTATATTAGCTGGTACAGCGCATGGAGGAGCTTATAAAAGAGCTAAAGAAGATTATATGCAAGTTAAAGATCCTTTAAAATTAGATAAAGCAAGAAAAGAGAAAGCTAAAGAAGGACTTCTTGGAACATTTGCTCAATCTGGAATAAAAGATAATAATATATTTACAGGTGAGTTATCAGTATTTAATGGTGTGTTAAAAGTTGATCCAGCTACAGGAACAGTGAATGTTGATAATGAAGCTTTACATGATAAATTAAAACCACAAGGACTTGCTAAATGGAGTGGTATATTACCAGATAAATACTTTAAACACAATGACACTCCCTATAAAGCATTATTTGCTATAAGTAGAGATCTTGGATTAAATAAAGATGAAACAAGAAAAGAAATTCCTGGTAATGAACAAGTATTAAAGACATTAACATATTTACAAAATCTAAATACTAGTGCTGGTAGTAATTATGTTCCAGTAGAACCTGTAAGAGATGCTCTTGGAACTAAATTATTGAACTCATCAGATAAAGAACAGATGGTAGGAGATCCAGGAGAAACTATGAATTCTTTCTTAAAAGATAATCCTCAATTTATTGATGAAAAAACAGGTAAAACAAGAGGTAAATTAGCTCAATTAACATTAGATGGAAATAAAGCTAAAGTACTATTTAAGTTCACAGATAAAGAAGGTAATGAAGTAAATAAAGAGTTTACACCTGGAAATAAAACATATCAAGAAGCATTTAATAGAATAGCTAAGATTCCAACAGAAACAAAAAAACTAATACTTGATCCAAAATCAAGAAATCAAGAAGATGTTTCTGAAGCAGCTGCTGCTCTAGGAATTAGTTCTGGTAAAAACAGAGAATATATAACTAGCAAACTAGGTAATATTCAAAATTTAGAACCAATTGGAAAGGTAAGTGTAGATAGAGAAACAACAGTTTATATGTACAAGGATAAAACAAATCCTGATATTGTTAAAGCTATAAGATATAATGAAGATAAAAAGATATTTACACCTGAAGAATCTACATCAAATGTAGTTAATTCTTATATGAGTGATTTATTTAACAAAGATGAATTTAGAGATGTTACAGGTAAGATTAATAAAAGAATGGAAACACAGAGTTTTGAAACTCCTGAAGAATAATGGCTAAAAAAGAAAATTCAAATTTATCACCCCTAACAATAGAAGAACAAGAATCATTAGCTAAGTATAAACCATCAGAAAAAGCTTTTAATAAATTCTTAGATGCTAATGTTGGAGAAGCTAAACCTCAAATACCTGTAAACTTAGAAAGTTATGCAGGTATTGATGTTTCTGGAAAACCCACTGATTTTGGTAAATCAAAATTTGATGATGCCAGAATGGATATTGATATTGTTAAAAGTGGAGATCTTCCTTATTATAGAGCAGAGAAACAACCAATATCTGATAAAATAGCTAATGGTGTAGTTCAAGCATCAGGTAAAGCTTTAACATCATTTATAAATGGTACAGCAGGTACTATTTATGGAATAGGATCAGCTCTGTCTAATGGACAATTCTCTAAATTATATGATAACTATGTAACACAATCAATGGATAAAGCTAATGAAGCTATATCTGGTGGTGTTCCATTATATAATACTAAGGAATATGAACAGATGCCTTGGTATCAAAAGATGGGTAAAGCCAATTTTTGGTGGGGAGATGTTCTATCAGGAGCAGGATATACATTAGGAGCTGTAGGCACTGGTGCTGCATCAGGTCTTGTATATAGAAGTATAGCTAAATCATTAGGAACTACAGGTAAAATAGCTCAAGCTGGAGAAGCTTTAACAACAGCTACAACAGCTTCCATTGGTGAGGCTGGTGATGAAGGTAGAATGGGTGGTAAACAGTGGTATGATAAAACATTAGCTGAAGTTAAATCTAAATATGAACAATTAGGACAAGAAGTTCCAGAAGAAGTGATACTTGATCTTAAAACTAAAAAAGATCAATTAGAAAACACTATATTCATAGTTAATCTTCCAATTATAGCTGGATCAAATTTCTTACAATTTGGTAAGGTTATGACTAATCTTAAAGCTGAAAGAAAGGCTGTAGGAGAATTAGGTGATGAAATTGGTAAAAAGTTAGAAAGAAAAGCTGCTTTAGGAGATTTCTCCAAAGTAGATATATCTCCATTAGAAGAAAGACTTACTAAAATAGCTAAAGTTGGTGCTCAACCAGTAGAAGAAGGAACACAAGAACAACTGCAAGGTGCTACATCTACAGCATCTCAAGACTTCTATACAAAGAAATTTAATAAACAAGACACTAATATTCTTGAATCTGCTATTATAGGACTTAAAGAAGCTTATGGTACAGAAAAAGGATGGGAATCATTTGTTGTAGGTGCATTATCTACATTAATCTCTGGTGGAGCTATGAAGAAATCTGCTCTAAGAGAAGCATTTAAATCAGATGATCCTCAGATAGCTAATGCTTTAGAAATACTTAACAAGCACAATCCTAAAGAAGTATATAAACAACTTATACAATCAGATAATAGAGCTAAAGCTATTTCTGGTGAAATGTCAGAAGCAGCTGCTAAAGGTGATAAATTTGAATTTAACAATGCTCAAAATGATCTTATAACATCATATACTCTATCTAGAATTAAAACTGGACAATATGAGAGTCTTAAAGAAGACTTAGAGAGTATAAAAAATATGAAACCAGAAGAATTTAAAGAAACATTTGGTGTAACACCAGAGGAATCTAATAAAACTTCTGTAGCTCAATTAGTACAAGATAGAATAGAAAAAACAGAATCTATAGTTAAAGCTTATGAAACTGTTGAAAATACATATAAAGATTTCTCTGAAGGTAATAAAGAAAGACTTATACATGCTGCTGTAGTAGTGGATGATGCTAAAGATAGAAGACAAAAACTACATCAGGAATTAATGAATCTGACAGTTAAAGAAGGATCTGATTTATTAGTAAAAATTAATAATGAAATATTAACAAATCTCCCTGGTTCTAAGAAATATGAAAAATTCACAGAAACAGAAGGATTTAAAGAGGCTATTGAAAGAGTTAATCCTATCAGAAAACCAGAGATTATAGCTATTGTTAATGATCTTGAAAAACTTAATCAAAGAGAGAAAGAATATTCTAAATTATTTAATGATATTATAGGTGATGAAGAAGTAAGAAAAGCTAATGAAGAATTTGATAAGAAGAATAGTGCTGATGTTGAAGATGAAAAACCAACTGATGAAGAAGAAACAGAAACAGCAGTAACAAAAGAAGGACAATTTGCTCCAGGATCACAAGTACAATTTAGAGGACAAGGACAATCTGTAGAAGTAGAAGATTTTGATGTAGAAGAAGGACTGGTTAAAATTAAAGGTGATGATGTATTACATCCTATAACAGATTTCTATGTACCTAAAACTCTACCATCTACAGGACCAGAAGTATTAAATAACACTGATCTTACACAACCATATACAGGAGAATCTGAAGATGGAACAGGAGTACATGCTGTAGGAACTAAAGCTGCTGTACAAGAAATATTAAACACTGTTTCTGATATAACACCTATTACAAGAGTCAGGCTGACTAAAAAGGTATCTGTAGAGGGTAACATCCAAAGAGGACTAAATCATCTATTAAGTAAATTCCCAAGCAGTGTAAAAGCAACATTAAGTCCTAATAAAGCTCTTGATGTTGTTTATGAATTACAAACTCCTGATGGAACATGGATAGATGCCTTTCATGGTAGACATTCTGATCAATATGTTACAGTAGATGAAAAAGGTAATACATCTACATTCAGATTTACTGACAATAACAGGACACAGGCTAAAACACTATTTAAAATAAGAGAAGATAAAGCTGTCAGAGATCTTACAGATGAAGAAATAACTGATCTTATTAATAATCAACATAAACTAGATGCACTTAATAAGGTGTATCAATCTATTTATAATGCACAAGGAGAAACAACATTATCAGCTAAAGATCTAAATGAAAAATATGGTATTACAGTATTTGCTAAGAAAGGTAAATTTGATACAATTAAAGATGATGCAATTAAGCCTATTCTATCTGAAATTAGTAAGGCTAATATAGACGGAGAATTCTATATATTTGATAAATTAAATGGATCTACATGGGAAGAGTTACAACTATTAGGTAATCCAAATAATAAAGATAAGGCTAAGAACTTTCTTAAAAGTATAAAAAATCCTAATAACTTTATAGGAGCTACTAATTCAAGATATTTAGCTTTAGGTAGAGAAGCTAATGGAGAACTATTCTTATTTGGAGCTGATACACAGATATTTACAGACAGTGAATTTAAATCTATTATAGCTGATATATTAGAAAAAAAGACTATTTCTGAGAAAGAACAAAAACAAATAAATGATAAATTCAGTTCTTTAATTCATATTATATCTCCAGCTGGAGAAAGACTTGAATTAAAATTAGACATATCAAAAGAAGGAAAACCATCTAAACTACAAATGGTTATTACAAGAGATGAAACTAAAACATATCTTGATATACCTCTATCTAATAAAACTTCTATTAATAGTGTAGTTAAACATGTTACAGATCAAGGACTAAAATATATACATCCTGAATCTTTCAGAAGATCTATTCCTAAGACAGAAAATACAGATAAGATACCAACTAAAGAACTTGCTGGTATGTTTCTATCTAATGTATCTAAGAATGTATTTAAATATAGTAAGATTATAGTAGATTTAAATATTCCTTCAGAAGATATATTTGGTAAAATATTACCTGCTGAAACAAAAGTTGCACCTACCACGATTACACCAAAGAGTCAATCTATATCAGCTAATACAATTAAAGATCAAATAGCTGCTTTAGAAGATAAAATAGCTAATAGTTCAAGTGAAGAAGAAGCTGATTCTTATTTTATAGAAATAGAAGCTCTTGAGAAACAATTATTAGAAGGCAGAAAATTAGAATCTGATATTGATAGACTTAGAGGAGAAACTCCTATTAACAAAATATCACAACAATCAGCTCAAACATTTATTGATTTTCCAGAAGCAGAAGCTAATGTTAGAAAATTAATATCTCCAGCATCTGTTGTTAATTTTGATGATATTAACACATTAATAACTAATATAGAGAATAAGGGAGAAACCTGGGGATTCTTTGCTGGTAAATCTATCTATTTAAATAAAGCTGCTCAAAAAGGTACAGAATTCCATGAGGTTTTTCACTATGTATTTAGAAGACTTATATCTGATGAACAGATAAGAAGACTCCATATGTTAGCAAGAGTTAAATATGGAACTCCTACTATCAAACAATTATCTGAACTTAAAAATCAATCTAATGCTAATAAATCTTTAAGAAAAGATCAATTAGAAGAATTATGGCTTGAAGAAAAGATGGCTGATACTTTCATGAACTACAAACTTGGTAAAAACAAGCTTGAAAACATGGGACTTATTGGTAAAATTCTTTCTAAAATACAAGACTTTTTAACATGGCTTGTTGGACATAAGACAGAATTACAAGCATTGTTTGAAAATATAAATAAAGGAAGTTTTAGAAGTGATATAACTCATTATAACCAGTTTACAAAGAAATGGGCTAATCCTGTATTTAAACAGATTCCTAATGGTGAAAAAGATACAGAAACTGGTAAAAGATACACATATACAGGACTAGAAGAAGGTAGACAAATTATAAGAACTATAGCTGCTAAAGTGATTAGTGCTAAAATGGGAGCATCTAAAGCCAGAATGGATGTAGATATTCTATTAGATGCTGCAATATCTAAAGCATATCAGTTTAACTCTTTAGAAAATAATAAAGACATTATAGCTTCTAAATCACCTATTGAAGGACTTAAAATTAAAAGATGGTTAAGAAGTCAACAATTTGTATATTCTAATCCAACATCTGTAGCTTTAATTAAAGAACAAGTTAAAAAACAATTAGATGTATTTAACTTTGATAAAGTAGATCTTGATGAAGAGATAACAGCTACAGAAAATGAAAGAAAACTAATAGACTTTGATAAAAATGCTATTAATATAGGTGGATTTGATTCTCTGAATAAAGAGATAAGAGCTTATATTGGAACTACTTTATATGACACTACAGATGCTTTAGGGAGACCTGTTAAAACAGCTGTTGATCCTCAAGTAGTATATCAGAGTATAATGAAAACTCTTGCATCTACAGACACTGGAAATATGATGAATAAATTCAGAATATTTGCGGAAAATAACCCTCAAACTAAAGCTGTTTATGACAGACTTACTTCTGAAACAGGATATGATGAAACTATAGGTGTAGCTAAATTAAATCCACAGCTATTACAACAATTTTTAAATGCTTTCACTACAGAGAAGATTAAATATCTACAAATACTTCCTAACTTAGAAACACAAACATATAAAGTATTTGATGCTAATAATGCTGGAAAAGCTCAAGTAGATCAGTGGGAGAAGAATTTTAGTGAAACAAAAGATCTTACTAAGAGTAAAATAGCCTTACAGGATGCAGGAAGTGATCTTGCTACAGGTAATATAGATAAACTTGATTCTATAAAGAAAGCATTAGCTTCTATAGGTGTAGATGTATCAGATACATATATTAGATATTCATTATTGGCTATAAGTGATCCTTTTAACCCACTTATAGCCAACTTTAAAGATGTTAAACCTCTAACAAGAGATGATCTTTCAGCATTAGCTGGAATATTAGCTAAAGATAATTCTCCTTATGAAAAAGGAACAAAAGGAGCTATTACAAGACTACAGAATATAGCACAGGCTAATTATGTATTTGATGAACAGGTGGTAAGTCCTAACTTTCAGGATGCTAATGGTGAAACCAGATATAGTTATATTAAACCATCTTTGATGTTAGAGCGTACAAGAGAGCTTAGACAAGCACTTAGTACCCCTGAAGGTAGAAAAGCGTTTATAGAGCAATTAAATACCTCCTACAGCCATTCTTATGCCTTTAATGATAATAACTATCTATTAACACATAAAAATGCTGATGAAATATTCTCTAATTTACAATTAGAGTTTACAGGTGATATTAGACAAGATAAAAAAGGTCAAGAGGGCACTACATTTAAAGGTATAGATGATAGATCATTTAAACTTATGCAATATGGATTATTTTCTGCTCAAAAGAAAATAGGTGATGTTACATTTGCTAAATTCTATCCTAAAGTGTTGGAAGCCAGTGCTTCAGCTTATTCTATAAAACTTCCTGTTGAAAAACTGTATTCTAATGGTAGACCAACAGATAGAGCTATTAATCTATTATATGATCAATTCTTACAAGAAGTAGAAAGAATAGCTATTACAGAAAGAGAAATTAATAATCCTGATGTAGTTAAAATTAAAGACTATCATATTGGTAAATTAAGAGGATTACATCTATTCTATTTCAAATATCTGGAAAACACCAAATTAGGAGAACAAATTCTATCAAAAGCTAAAAATTATGTTTCTAAAGCTGATTTTCATGACATGGAAGAAGCTATTAAAACAGAAATAGAAGCTAATCTACTTAATGAAATTAAACAAGAAAATCAATTATTAGAAGATCTTGGTATAACTTCTCAGAATCTACTACCAAAAAATGTATCAACTAAAGATGATATAGGTAATTTCTATGTAAATAGTCTTATAAACATTAATGCTTATAATGATCTTATAGAAATGAATCCAGCATTCTCTAAAGATGCTGTTGATAATGTTAAAAGAGCTAAGAGAGCTATATCAGCAAAGGTGTCTTTTGGTAAAGGAAATCATATTGTAGGATTTTATAAAGAACCTAAAGCTAAAGGACTTACAAAAGATATTGATGTAGCTGATGCTCAAGCTATGATAGATATGAACCATTTTAAGTTCATTCTACAGAGAGAAGGTAAACTTAGTCCTGAGATATTCTCTATTCTTAATAAAATTGATGATGGTGAAGAACTTACATGGGATGAAATACTCACATTGAAGGATAAACAGGTGATGTTAAACAGCATTAAAACTGTTACATCAGGTCCTGTAGACTATCATAAAATGTCTGATCTTATTCTCACTAAGAAATTAACATCAGTTAAAAATGATAAAGGAGAATGGGTAGCTAAACCAGGGAAAGAATTATTACACAACTTCAGAGTACAACTAGAAAATCTATCAAGAAGAGCTACAATGGCTCAAAATCCTGATTTTCAATGGCATCAACAAATGTCTATTGAACAAATAGACCAAATTGTACCAGCCAGAATACTTCCAGAAAGTGCCAGTAAATTATTAACATATAAACCAGCTGAATTAGGACCAGATGGTAGATATGACTTTAATCATACAAATACTAGACTTATTGAGAATAAATACTCAGGAAGACAAGTAGATACACCATCTGGTAAGACAGAAATTGTCTATGGAACACAATTAATACAACTTATTGATAGTGAGCAAGATGATAATACTATTGTTAATTTTCAAGGGGAAGATATAAGTTTAAAAGAATTAAGACATATATATCAAAATCTTCTATCACAAGCCAGAACTAATTCTGTAGATCAAGCTAAGAAGTTCTTGGGTAAACTAGTAGATGGTAATTTAACAGAGAAAGAAGAAACTAAATTTAGAAAGAAACTATTAGATACACTTGAACAATCAGGTGCAGATGATTCTTTATTGCAATTCTTTGGACTTGATCCAATGTATAATTTAAATCTTCCTAACACTCTTAATAAATATGAGCAATTATTCTTAGCTCACTTTACTAAAGGTGTATTAAATCAAAAGACAGCTGGATTGAAGCTTACATTAATATCTGATTATGGATTTAATGTTAAAGATGAAAAAACAGGTGAATATAGACCATTAAAATACAATCCAAGTGGACTATCTGAGGTAGCAATGCCAGCATTTACCAGAGAACTACACAATCTTAAACCTGGAGATATATTAAATGCTAAACAAGTGCTGGAAATGTTTGGTCAAAGGATACCTACACAAGATAAGCATTCTATGATTGCTTTTAAAGTGGTAGAGTTTCTTCCAAGTGAATATGGGTCTGTTGGTATATTCCCTAAAGAAGTGATTGAATTATCAGGTGCTGACTTTGATATAGACAGTATATTTGTTGAAAGAAAAGACTTTTACATGAAAGGTGATAAGTTTGTACCATTTGGTACAGCTACCACTTTAGAAGGTAAATTTGAAGAGTTTATACAAGATCAAAAACAGAACAATAAAGACTTTATTAAACTAATTAAACTAGGAGTTCCAGAACAAGAAGCTCTTATTGAATTACAATTACCTTCCACTCTTGAAGAGTTTAAAAAAGAGACAAAAGGAGGGACCATCACTCTATCTAATGCCACTATTAATAATCAATTAGTGGATGCTAATATTGCTTTTCTTACTAATAAATCAATGGTAGAAAAGGGTATTCCTCAAACTCCAGCTACAGTAAAAAGACTTTCTGATGTTAGAGATAAAATACAAGTATTAAAAGATATTGATATATCTAAACAAGCTAATTTAAATAGTCCAATAGGTCAATTTACTGCCTGGAAATCTAACTCTACAGGTAAAGAGAATGTTGGTCCAGCTGCTAATACTAACTTAATTAGAGCATTTCTAGCTAAAGCTAAAGTGCATTTAAAAGCTGATACCTTCAGACCTGTATTTAATGGTGAAAAACCTCTATTTGATTTTAGTACTCATGAAATACTTGATAAATTTGAAAGTAAGAAACAAGGAAAAGAAGTTAAAGTAAGGATACAAGATACTCTATCAACTATTCTATCTGCTATGACTGATAATGCTAAAGATCCTATAGCAGGAGATTTAAACCTATCATTAACATCATTAGGACCAGTGCTACAATTAGTATCATTAGGTGTTGACTTATATGATGCTATGTTATTAGTTAATCAACCTATAGTTAAAGAATATACAGAAGCTAAAGAGAGAACTAAAACAGCTATTAAATCAGATGCTGATTATGCTGTTAGAACATCTGAAATTA